GGCCCGGTGGGGCATGCCTATGTCCGGTAGGGTCTGGTGCGGTATGGCATGGATGAATTATGCCTATTTTGTAAAATAGGGCGGGGTATGTCATGGTGGGGTCGAGTACGGTTCGGCGGAGTAAGGCCTGGTCTGGTGGAGCGTGGCGAGGATGGGCGAGGCATGGATGAATTATGCCTTATTTATAAAACAGGGCGAGGTTCGGCCCGGTATGTCACGGTGCGGCTCGGCACGGCAGTTTGAGGTTCGGCACGGCACGGCAGTTTGAGGTTCGGCACAGATTGAAATAAGATATCCTCGATAATTTCGAGGATATCTTAATTATGGTAGTAATTCCGAATACGCCCCTTGCGGGGGTTATCAAAGCCTCAATTCCGATAATATCTTGAGGTTGTTGACAAGCCAGGGCAAGATGTCATGCACAAAAATAAACCAGAACGTGGCGCTGATAAAGAAAGCCCAGCATATCGAGGACGTCATTTTGGGGTGTTTTTTGATCCAGGCGACAATACTTGTGGCCTCCAGCTTCTCCACACGTTGTATTAACTCCATCACCTTTTTAATATCTTCACGCATGTCCAGGATCAGATAGGTGGTCAATTGATTGCGTTGCGTTTCCGGCATTGTACCATTAGTCTCCAACAAACGCGATATCTTTTCCTGTAAGATATCTTTATCTATTTTTTGGGGTGTGTTGGTCATTGACGTTATCCTTTTGCTATGGTTTAACCCCCACCAGGGGACAGGAATGCCAGAACAGGGCCTTGATAAAATAGTCTTCGAGATCATCGGCGCACAAAAAGCAATGACTGGCGCGGCCATCCATCGGATTAGTCGCAATATTATAAGACCCAACCTCGAGATCGGCGCTGCTATTGAATAGAGCTGCGGGTATGGCAGCCGCCACAACGGTTTCGACCCCGTTGACAAAGATGCTAATTTCCGTACCCGGCACGAATCGGCCTACTACGTAATACCAACTATTGATTGCAATTGTAGCTGTTGAGGTCACCGAAACTGAGCTGGCGGCCGTCCCTAATGAGGATATAAAAAAGCGCAGTGTATTAGTGGCGTCATCCAGATAAAGCAAAAATGCGCGCTGATTAGCGCCGCCGCTGGTATCCCATTTGCTGATAAGCCCCTGCGATTGACCAGTAGCCAACGTATCCAACCAGAACCAACCACCCAGGGTAAGTCCCCCGAGAATATCAAGCCCGGCTTCGTCGACGCGGTTGAAGTAATGAGGGGTGGCCGCGGTCAGATCGGCATACGTCATCAGTCCTGCCGATACAAAAGGCACGGCATTGTTATTATTCAGCACCCGCCCCTGCCCGCTTAAATCGTACACATCCCCATTTTCGTCAACCGATGTCATAGGCCAATATCCGCGCAGATGCCGCAGCAGCAGGTGGTTAGACAGGACATTGCCCCAGGACGTGGCGGGGGCGCTGAGCAGCGGGAACGAAGTCGAGAGGGCCTTGATCATCTCGGGGTTGAGGGAGATCGCTTGCGTCACAGGTAACCTCCGTTCATGGTTATTTTTGCCAAAGCCTGGGACAGGCGATCTAGTTTGCCACCACTCAGGTCAAGCGATGCCACTGCGCTATACCTGACGCTCTCCAAAAACTTCCAACGTGGATCGGAGCGCAGGTTGGCATTGGGCGGGATGAAGCCGGGCACGAAGTCGGGCACGAACAGCCACCGCCCCGGTCTGACTGCCCAGGGATAGACGATGCGCTTGCCACGATCGAGCACGCGCTGAGCGGGATCGCTAAGCCTGTGCGTATACGAGTAGTCGGTTGGGATAGCAGAGTAATAGACCATGCGGTCATTATACACCCCGAAATTGCGGCGATAATCGTCGGTGTCGTTGCCGAGGTTCAAGAGTTCGGTGATGATATCAAAAGCAAAACGGCCCTTGGCCTCCATTTGTTCCAGCAAGAAGTTATTGGCAACCATGTTTATAAAATCAGTGCTGATATAGCCATTGGGATCGGCGGTGATAATGTTTTGAAGCTTGTCGCTGAGAATAATATAGCCAGGTGTAACATCCTCGTAAATAAAAGCCGTCAACCAATGCACGTTGCCGAGGCAGTTCAGCGTCACAGCGGGAAATTGGGCGGACCCGGGCGCGATGGAGAGAGGGCCGCTGGTAGCAGGCCATGACCCGTCCTGGAGCTGAATATCACGAAGCTGCTCGGCAGTATCCTGAGTACATTGGCCCGCCGCGATCACCTTCTCTACAATCCCGAATTCGGCCTGGCTGTCCAGGTTCTCGGTGATGATAGTGGTGGTTTCCGTCCCTGTCACGGGCGGGTATACGCTGAAATCGACCGGGGTATAGGCTGCGCTAACTCTATTTCCAATATCCAGGACAGGCCCCCGCGTCTCCGTCACCGCCCCGGCGTTGACCTGCACCTGATTGACAAAGCCCTCCCAGACTATTCCCGATTTCGTGTAGGCTTTGATCTGACGGCCCAGGCCCAATGCATACCAGGTCTCCGCGTTTTTCAGGCTCAGGGTCAACCCGATATCGCAAGTCCAATATCCGCCCACGGCCAATATTTCTTGAGAGTATGACGCGATCTCGCGCGTCAAAGTGCCCTGTTCTGCGCCTGTTTTGGCGAGGGGGGTATAGTAATTGACTTTGAGGCCGATCTGGTCGAAGAGGCTGTCACTCATAGGGTTATACTCGAGAAATATTTTTGGATGGCATCAATCTCTATCTTGCCGATGTGGGAACAAAAAGCAGCGCGCGTGCCTCCTCCAAAAGTTGCGGGATGAAACAGCCACAAACGTTGGCGATTCTTTTCCCTCACCATAGGCAAATGCGGACTCTTGTCGTCCCAGAATAAATAGGTATAGCCATCGCTGATATCGCGGATAGTAGCAACTTCCGATAATTTGATCTGGGAAAATGGATTTACCGATAAATATTTATCATAGTTCAACATACCTTGTGGGGATTTGGCCGTATACTGGCCGATCCATTCATCATTAGGCATTGTAATAAAAGTATGTAAATAAACATCATAGGCAATATTATCCACTTTCCCAAATATCGAAATCAGAACATTGGTCAGGGAGAGAGCAGGGTCCATCGGGATTCCCATTTCGCCAAACGAGCATATACTGATACTATCATTTGTACCGCCTGTGATAACCTCTGGTGTAGCAATTGGGCTTTCGTAAATTGTTTCTCCTCCAAACCCAAGAGTGTATTTAAATTGATAATGGGATTCCGCCCCGGTCAAGCGCATACGCAAATAGGTCATGAAAGAGCCGATATATTCAGGTGCGATCACGCCGCCCAAAACAATATTGCCAATCCCTGTCCAATTGGTTGAACCAGAATTCCAGAAGATGGCGCGCCCCGTCTCAGAGGTTGGATCTGAAGCAAATGCCGCCGCACCAGCCGAAATCGTGATCCCGACAGGATTCTGCTCATCGGCCAAATTAATGTACGGCGTGAAATTCAATCCGCGTTTTAAGGAGCGCAACGCCGCAATCACAAAATTAGCGCCATAGCCCGAAATGGCAATCGTGCGCTCATATATTTTGAGGTCCGCTAACATTCCGGTATCGCCTCCGACCTGAGTCGGATCGATATCGATATAAGGAGTATTGACTGCATAAATCTGCCGGTTTTGTTGAGTAGGAACACCCGCGCCTACCGCTGTTACCCGGAAACGCACAATATATCCCGTCACTAAATTTATCGTGGTAGTAATCCAATCCAGGGCTTGTAACCAACTAACCTCATTTACCCCTAATGTTCTGAACTCACTGAGGAAATCCTGCTCCCCCACGGTTCCCACCCACGCCCCATTCCAGTATTCCCACACTCCCGTCATACCGGCGTCAACCACAGACAGATCGAATACCGCCGATCCGAAGGGGCCTGAGTTGGGTATAGCGGTAGCACAAATCAGATACAAGATATCGCCAATTCCAGGAACAGCCGGGAACAGGGTGTAAGGCAGAGCCGCCCCAATCTTGTTTGCTGAGTAAGTCCCGGCGCTGGTGTCATAAGCGAAGGCGTGAGTCAACTGCGCCTGGTTGTGGCGATCTGCAAAATACAGGGGTTCACACGTCGCGGTCTGACCGAAAGTGTGGGTAGCGGTATCGTACCACCACACATAGAGAATTGGGGCGGGGGCAGCCGCGTCATCCCACGAATAAATAGAGCGATACGCGCCATCTGTAGAGCCATTGTTATCGAATAAAATTGATAAATTATTATTCAGAACCCAACCCGGACGCCCCACCACTTCCTGTACAATGCCCGAGAGATCAGGAGTATCGTAATCCGTGCCAGCCACAAAGGCAGGCACGGGGTTCCAAGGCACTACTGCAGCCGTACGAGCGCGGCCCGCAAAATTGGCGTAGGTCGAAAATATGGCTGAGTCATCAGCGTCATCACCCGCAATAGCCAGGATGACATTATTCACAGCCTGATTTACCACCGCCCGCATTCTGACATAGGCTTTGAAAATCAGCGCCCCTTGTGGAATGTCCACCACACGGAAACGGACGCCGCAACTATATAATAACGCCGCCGAACGCCCAAACAAGAGATTGACCGCGTTGAGGTTGATTGTAAACGCGCCAGCATCAATATAGCAATCGTCCGCGCTTTGGGTTGGAACATAATTATTATCGCTGGCGTCATAGTAATCTTGGGTTGCGCTCAACTCCACACACGATCCGGCCAGGCTATCCATCCAGAACCCGTGCTCGAGGATAGTCCTGAAGTCATTCACCAGCGACGGCCAGGAGGCCCGCGGCGGCTCGAAGGGATTGGTTTCTTGCGGCGCATCCCCCGCGTAAAGGTAAGCGAATCTCGTAATGGCCTCACCGTCCCCGCGCATTTCAAGCCAGACCGGCTCGGTAGTCCAGTCCTCCACCCAATACTCTACCGCTTTCTTGATTAGAGCGCGCAAATGTCTGATTTCGGCGTTGACCGTATCGGGATCATCGGCCTCAACATTCAACACGAATTCATCCGCCGCGTTGCCGTATTTGCGCATTGCCAGTACACGGCCATCACTGAAAGGCGAGGACTGCCACAGGTCTTCGGGGGGCGGCGAGAGCGGGGACCATTCCTTGATATGCAGGCATCCCAAATCGTTATTGAGGTGCAAGCGGTCTTCGGTAGTGACGCCGTTCTCGTCGGTATTGAGGGTTACAATGTCCAGGTGTCCGGGGGTCAACTCAAACTCCTTAGCGACGCATTGATTTTATAACGACTCTTTCAATAAGCCGTTCCAAAGCCATCACATCCATTTGATTGCTGAGGTTATTGTTCACATTCAGGTTCATGGTGCGGTAGCTGGGGCCGTTCACGACCGGGATATTATTGGTTGGCATCATGCGGTCGAGGGCGGTGGTCAAGGCCATATTTTGAGGATTGTGTAACACCAAACTTTTAGTTCCTTTCAAAGGTTTGCTTTCAAGGTTTGTTGGAGCAAAACCCTCTCCCTCTTCACCCGTGGGTAATCCCAAGGCACTAAGAGCTGCATTAATAGCATCCTCAACCAATCCTTTGATAGCCCCCCATAATTTACCAGCCATCGAACCAGCGCCATTGATAAGACCTTGAATAAGATCGACGCCAGCATTAAAAAATTTGGTAGCCATTTTAGTAAGTTCGCCCTCGGGGCCAAATAAGCCATCCAATATTTCCATTACTTTGTCTTTTATTCCCTGAACGATACCGGCTATAGATGTTTTAATATCATTCCACAATTCCTCTGCTTTCTTTTTGATAGCTTCCCATTGCGTTTGCAACCATGTTTTAGCGTCATCAATTGGACTGGTAATATAACTCTTGATATCCTGCCATATTGTGTTGGCTTTGCCTTGTAATCCTAGCCATAACTCCTCGGCTTTAGTTTGTATTTCTTTCCATTTAGTTTCTAGCCAAATCCTGGCTTCTTCTATTTTTTCCGATATTATTTTTTTTACATCTTCCCAAATTTCTTTGGCCTTGGCATAAAGTTCGTCCCATTTTTCTTTTGCTTTTAACTTGATATCTTCCCAGGTTGTAGCCAACCATTCCTTGGCCTCGCCTATCTTTTCAACAATCCAATCCTTAACCGCGGTCACCTTTTCAACAACATAATTTTTAATACGTTCCCAAATCGTGGTAAAGATTAATTTTATTTTCCCCATCATATCTTCAAGCCATGCCCTCTCCTCTTCGAAGTCAAGCCCCATCCACGCGAAAAGGGCAATAATAACATTCATAATTTCTTGTTTGAGATTCTCCCAAATCTCAGCCGCCTTGTCCTTGATTTTGCCCCACGCCTCCTCGAGCCATACCTTTACACCCTCTATGACTTCCTGTATTTTAGTTTTAAGCCCTTCCCAAATCTCGGCGGCTTTGGCCTTGATACCCTCCCAAAGTGCAATAGCAATCGCTTTTATTTTCTCCCACACATTGCCCCAATACCATTTCAGATAATCCAGCACAATTTTGAAAGCGAGCTTAATTATGTCCCAGGCAATTTTCAGCAGGTTCTTGATATTATCCCAGGCCAGTTTAGCAATGTTTTTAACATGCTCCCACACGCCTTTCCAATCGCCCTTGATGATATCTGAAAACAAGCCGAATATTTCACCGATCCCTTTAACCCCATTTTCTATAATGCCCTTGATAAATTTCCAGATATCGTCCACGATCTGCATGATATCGCCGCCGTACCGCTCCCAAAACTTTTTAATGTTATTCCAGGTACGGGCAATACCTTTACCGATCTCGCCGATGAACCAGGTCACGCGCCCCCACAGCCACGTCACTACGGTAATAACATCGGCTCCGTGTTCTTCCCACCACTGCTTTATACCTCCCAATAAACGTTGTACGGTCTCAGAAAGCCACTGCTTGAAATCTTCCCATTTTTGCTTGACCCATTCCAGGGCCTTTGGCGCGTTTGTGCTAAACCATTCCGAAAACGCCTCCCATTTACCGCGCAGCCAATCCACGATAGGCCCAATGGCTATCTTGAACCGTTCCCAGGCTTCCTTGAGGCGTTCTATAGAAGGCCCCATCTTCTCGTTCCAGATATCTACCAAATCCTGCCACACATCTTTAAGCTTGTCGATGATGTTCTGGCGAATACGGTCTACGGCGTCCCTTATCTTATCTTCCAGCGTTGACAGATCGGGCATCTCGCCCCCGCCCGGCAGCTCCGGCACACCGGGCGCGCCCGGAGCCTCGCCGCCTCCGCCCGGAGCTGGCGCTTCCTGGGGCGGAATCTGGGCCTGCGCCAGCTCCAACAACTGCTCCAATATCTCGGCCTGTAGCTGGGCTTGCTCCTTGAGGGTGTCAATATTGGCCTGCGCCGTGTCCAGGTTTGTTTCGGCCTGCTCGGCTTCGGCGGTGGCGGCATCGTGGGCCTTAGCCGCCGCGTCTATCTTCGCCTTCTGGCGTTTCAGCTCCTCCGCGCTTGCCCCGGATCGTAACATCCGGTTGTATTCCATTGTCAGTTTGTTTACTTCTTTTCCAGACGCCGCCTGGCGGGCGCGGGCGTCGGCCAATGCTGTCTCGGCGTTCTTGACGTCTGCCTCGGCCTGCGCAAGGTCGATCTGTTTGCGCGCCAGGTCTGCCAGCTCTTCCCCGTATTTGCCCCCCGCCTTCCTAATTTTTTCAAATAATCCTTCATCTACCGTCCCCGTTGCCATTGCCTCGATAATGTCTTTTGAAATGGAGGCGAACAGCGGCCCCAACTCGGCTTTCGTCAATTTACCCTGATCTACTAGCGTCGAGAACACCTGTCGCATTTGGCCTTGAATGGCGTCAAGCGCGGTAAAGTCGGCCTTGGTGAAGGCATTCAGGTATTCTTCCATCGTTAACTTGCCGTACTTGTCAATATTGGGGATAATCTTGGGTGGGCTGCCGGGGGAAAGCCAGCTTGTGAGTAATTGTGATATCCAGTTCAGGGCGGCGGTGATGGCCGCGGCCGCGCCCTGGATCAATCCCATAGCGAGGTTAATTGCGATATTTGCGCCCCATTCCAAAGCGTCTGATGCAATACTTGATAGTTTGTTGCTGGCCTCAGTGGCGGTGTCTGTCAGCCAGCCCGAGATCACATCTGCCAGACGTTTGATGCCGCCTGTCACGATCTCGGCGATAGCGCCTAACGTAGTCAGAACGGGATAGAGCTTGCCGCCCTCTGAGATTGCCGCGGTGAAGGCTTTGACCAGATTACCGACGGCGCTGACAATATTTCCAAACGCGGCCAGGAAGGGGGCTCCGATGGCTATTTTCAATTCGTAGAATAAACGGGTGAGTGACCGCGCCTGCTTGCCTGGGCTTTCCATCGCCGTTGCATAAACCCCCGATATTTTTGCGCCCTCGGCGATGACGCCGTTAAGAGTGGCCTGCACCTTCTCGGCTTCGCTGAGCTGCTCCGCGGTTTTACCTAAAGTTTTGGCGTAAGTTTCAAAAGAATTGGATACGTCAAGATTGATACCGTGGGTTCTAAGTATGCGTTGGTTATATGTTGTCACGCCATACAAGAGGCCATCCAAAGCCTCGGATGAATTTTCCATCGACAGAACCGCAGCATCCTGAGCCACACGGGCAAGATCGGTTGCCTGCGCCATATTAAGGCCGAAGCGCGCAAATTGGGCCTGCAAGCCCAATGCCACATCGGTCTGGATTCCCAGAGCCTTGATCGCCTGCGTTTGGTCGTTGATCTCCTGCGCTGTCATGCCCGCCCGTTGGCCCAATAGTTGCGCTACCAATGTCATTTCCTGGACACGTGCTGCCGCTAATACCGCGCCTTTGGCGTATTCGAACATGGCCTTGACCGCTTCACCTATCTTTTCGGCAAGTTTCGCCATGATAACGCCCCCCGCCACTGCCACCGCGTTCATCCCCATCATAGCCCCGGTTGCACCCCCGGCGGCCATAGACATAGACTGCATCCCTCCCGCCGCGCCGCCTGTACCCGCGGCTTTCTGAGCCTGATTCATGCCCTGCACGAACTGATTCAGGCCCTTCAAAAAGTTGGCGTTATCCCAAAAAGCCTGTACTCCGGTCTTGACGGGAGGCATAGTCTATTTCTTAGTCTCCTCTGCTTTCCTTCTCTTTTCGTCCTCGATCTCGGTCTTCGTTATTTCGTCTTCGGTGCGGTCGATAATGCGCTTTGCGTCCAGGTAAGCGGTCATAAAGCTTAGATTGTCTTCGGGCTTGCAGATGCCAAACTCAGACGGTAGGCGCTGCCAGTCATGGCAGGTATCGAGGGCGGTAAATAAATCGTTATGACGCCACCGGCCTTTGGGCAGCTTCTGTCGAAGCTCCGCCAACGTCCAGCTTTTGGACCCGTACTCTAGCCTGACGGAGAAAGGAGGCCACCTGGGCCTCAACCTCCTTGCGCTCGAGCGTGCCCGAGCTTGAAACCAGCATTACCTCGGCCTGCATACGCGCTAAATCGCCAGGGGTCACGATCAGGACGTGCTTTTTGTAAAACACGAGACGGTCATACTTATCGGCGGGGACGTGGATGTGCAAGCGCTCGTAACGCTGAATCCAGGACTCGTCCTCCGGCAACTCTTCGTCGATGCCGCCCAATAAATACTCGATGGTGAGCTGGCCTAATTCAACCTTCATGCGGGTCACGGCGTCCTGGTGCGCAAGCCACAACGCCTGACGGCGCGCGGTTTCTTCGTCATCATCTGCCACAACCAGGTTTTTCTCGGTCAGGATGCGCTTGACTGTGCTTCCCCCGGCTACTTCTACGTTCACCTCAGGGGCGTCGATAGGTTCACCGGCCGCTCGGTAGTCCGCGGCCAGGCCGTCTTCCATCAGCTTTGCCGCGTCCATTTCCAACGGCCTGACTTTGATTTTTACGCCTGATTCGGAAATGAAAAAGGGGCGCTCGCGTTCGGTATAGCTCTGTATCTGCTCGCGTTTTGATACGGTTTGTTTGGTCATGACATCTGCTCCCGATAGTGGCGATAAAATCGCCGTTGGCGCACGCCGTCCCCGCACACATGGGGGAGCTTCATGTTTGGTGCAGGAACGGCGTACATAATTTGACCGTGTGGGGCAGACACACAGGTCTGCCCCTACATCTCCCCGGTCTTGTATTAGATTTGGGAAGGCCCAAACGACATTATTACAGCAGTCGCGCTCTCGACCTCGCCTACGGCGATGGCCTCATTGATGTCGCACATTACCACCGCGTTGACCCCAGTATTATCCGGAATGTCGGGGATCTCACGCCAGTTGTGGCCGCCGTCGATGGTCTGGTGGAAGCTGGATTTATCGGAAACCGAGGTGCCTTCATCGGTGACGATGATACCCACGCACTCATTCCAGAAATCCATATCTTTCACCTGTTCTGTGGCGTGGCCGATAAAGATTTTTTCTTCCCAGGTTGCTGTGCCGTCGAACGTCATCCACAGGCTTCCGCCTGCCGTGGCGTTGTCGGTGCCGACCAAAACCCGGTATTGGCTGAACGTGGTCACAGATAACAGGGCATCAGCGGTGCCGGTGGCGGTCTCTGCGATCCAGTGCACACCGCCGTCGGTAGTGCCGATCACGGTATCGCTATTGCCAACCGCAAAGCCAATCTTCTCATCGACAAATGAGATAGCATTGAGTTGGGTAGCGCCCGAGGCCCCGGCCGCGCCCTGGTCAGCCCAGGTCTCGCCGCCGTCCGATGAAAAGTACACATCTCCGGTGGTAGTGCAAGCCCAAATGTGCTGCCAATCCAGGGCAAAGAGGGATTTTGGCCCGGTCGCGCCTTCGGCGACCGTGGCGGATACCTGAACCTGTGTCCAGGTCAGACCGCCGTTGTCACTGTAGGCGATAAAGAAACCCACCGCGGCGGTTGAGGCCCGCGCTGCGATCAGGCGGTTGGTGGTGCGCCCATACTGAACGCAGATCATAGCGGCAATGTTTTGCTGAACGGCGAAGGGGAAGGTGGGAGTGTTAGCCCAGGTCACGCCTCTATCGCCAGAGTACAGCGTATTGGCAATGATCGCCGGAGCGCCGTCCCCGCCCGTATACCAGTTGTCGCAAGGCACGGTCAGGGCTCCACACTTGTCGCCGCAGAACTGGTTGTTGCAGTTGGCGAGGGCATTCAAAGCCCGCGTCTCCGAGGTCGTCATGCGGCTGCCCATCAAAGGCAACGGATCATAACGGGGGGGTATGCCCGAAACTCCGGTCTCGACTGTTACAAGTCCGTCCTCGCCGTGCTTGTAGGCATCCTTAAGATCGTCGTTCATGATATCGTTCTCGGCCACAATTGCCGCCACATCCCAGTTGCCGAACACACCGGCGTCACCGCAAGTGGCGTACAGGGCATAGACATAGAACGGGCACTTCAGGCCCCGCACGTAGGAGGCCGAAGTTAGCAGGATTTCGGTCAAGGTGAACTCGATCGGGCCTGGCGCGGACTTGATCTTGCCCAGGAACTTGAAGCCGTCGCGACGCCGGTTCCAGCACGGTTCGAGGTCGATCCCGCCAAAGCGGGGGTTGGGGATGCCATCCAAATCTACGCAGTCACCCAGGTACACCGGATTCTTGCCGGGTTGTGTCTGGACGTAAACGGATGCCATACGTGAAAAGATAGTACTCATTGGTTGGGTCCTCCTTCAATAATGGATGTTACGATTTTGTTGGTGGCTGCGATCACGGCCTTACGAAGGTTCGTGATATCGGCGCGGGCGTCCTGGAACGTCCAGATCTGACGCCGATGCATTTCCCAATTCAGGTTATTGAGGCCGGGATAGATTTCATCCCAGTCAATACCGTATTCAATACCGGTGTTGAGCGACTTTAGGCTGGCTTCGCCGTTCTCGATTTCGGAAGCGGGCAGGCTGACACGATGCATATCGCCGTCACGCACGAACTCGACCATCGCGTTATCGCCTTCCTGCGCCAATAATTTGACTTTGATTTTAGGTATTGCCATATCATGCTCCTTGACTGACCACGCTCTCGGCGAGGGCGCGGGTAATCGCTTTTTCTACCATTGCCGGTAGTTTTTTTTCAACTCTTTTCGCTTCTGTAATATCCCAATTTCGGCCCTTGATGCCGCTGACCATGTGGCCTTTAGAAAAAAACATCCTTTTACCTTTATAGCCCGCTTTTGAAGTCATCAGGCCCGGTGTAGTTTTAGCATGATAAACGCCCGGAAATCTCAATACCGTGACATTGCGCGGGGCCACAAAATGAGCGCGAGTGCCAATATTGAGCATGTCATAAATATTGTCATTGGTTCCGGCTATCATCATGAAACCAGCGCCGCCAACCTCAACAAAATGCTCAAACTTTGGCTGTTTGTCCCATGTTCTAACAGATGGCAAAAAGTCCATCATCATCTCGATGGAAAACTTGACAGCATCTTCCCTGAGCGACTTCATAATCTTGGGCACACTCAGCGTAGTGCCGCCGGGCATGGGGCGGGTGTAAACTACGGGTTTCATAGGATTCCGCCTCCACGATACAGCTTCAACGCCAGGGCCTGCATCCAGGCCCACCACGCTCCCGCGGCTAACCCGAATGGGTTATTGATTCTTTCCTGAGTTAATATTGTAGGCACTTCCCTATCCCTCACCCACAACGCCTTGGCGGGATCGCACCCGCACGGATCCTGCGGCATTTTGGAGTGGGCGAGTCTAACTATGGCATCCTCGGTATCGTAATCGAGATCAATTCCGGCCCGGTAATACAATTTCATGAAGCGGTACTGACCGCAACAAGTTGACGAAATTCGTAACCAGGACCCGCTCGCATACGAGGCTGGATAGACTTCGACCTTGCCGATATCGGGCACGGCTATATACAGACAGGCGTCATGGCTGTAGTCGCTGCATCCGCTCGATGAACACACTAACGAACACTGGTGATTATTGTATAGCACCGCCTGAGTGCTGGGATCGTTATAAATGCGCTTGACATCAACCGTGGCTTCAAAATTGGACATGTCAGTGTAGGACAGGCCCGCGGCAGGGTTATCGGCTCTGGCGACCGTAACCATGCGGCACCGCGGTATCTCGATGTCCAGGAAACCCCCCGCAATCGTAACCGCTGAGGGGTCAATCTCAACATCCGTGCCGGGATGAAATATATGAACCTCATCCACATCCGTAAATGTGACTGCGACAGGCCCAATCGTGGCGGGGTCGGTGATGTGGGACACCGCCGCCGCGGCTTGCACCATCGTTTCAGCCGCGATTCCACCCTCGATGACATAACCGTATTTAGCCAGGGCGGGGCAGGTGTATTCCCGTTTCAATTCCGTGATCCAGCGTTGGCCTATAGGATAGCCCACGACCTGTTCGAACTCGAACTGCGCCTCGGCCAGGTATTTAGCAACTGACAGGCGCTGGGGCAGAGTCCAGATCGTGCGACAGTGGGTGGTTTCAGTACCACGGGCGATTCCGAAAAAGCGGCACTCGTCATAATTAATGATTTGGCTGTAGCGGACCAGGCGAATGGCGCTGGATTCTAGTGGGATTGATTGTAACGGTATAATTGGCATATCTTTACTCTAATTATCGTCTTTTGACATTTTGCCCTATCGCGAATATTCAGGTCTCGTTATGCCTCTATTATTGTGCAGTACCAAATATCATTTATGTTAATAGCGTGGACTACATCACCAATGAATGCCCGATAATCTATGCTTTTATTACCGCGCAAGCTTGAGCCACTAAAATTAAATGTAGTAAGTGCATCATTTACGTATACCCATATCTCCTGCCCATCATAGCCGTCATCAAAATCAGTGATGGTAGTCTCCATAATGTTAGTAGTATTATAGAATTTTATCCCGAATATCGTCGGCGTTACCGATGGTGTAGAATCCGCTGACTCAAAATAATCTCGACCACTCATATTGATTTGGTTTCTTCTGCCACCTGTACCACCTGTGGGCGCAGTTGAAACCAGGTCAACAACTCCAGAGCCATCATATATAATAGTGCCTCCTAATTCATTGTGTACCAATAATCCCCAATTGCTGGCTGAGTCCGAAAAGAAACTCGCAACCGATCCATACGTACCGCATTCCTCGATAGTAAAATACGAGGTATTAACAAGGTGTATATCAGCATATTCCCCATCGCCATTGGTCTCAAAATAATTGTTGCGCAGAGAAACATGCCGACTTTTGGTCAATACCACACCACCGCTATGATTGCCCTCGATGATACAGGTGTCAATTGTTAAATGATTTGCTCCTCCGCAAATTCCATGACTGTTATTACCCTGGATGTGGCACCCCTCAATAACTATATTTACCGTGGAGCCATACGGGCCAGGTATAAGATCGTCGGTAAGTTGGATACCGTGCTTGTTCCCACTTAACCAGCAAGATTTGTAGTTGCCCAGCCACGCTGTTTCGAGATGAATTCCAGCTCCTCCGCCAAATTCCCGTATCACCACATTATTGATATGATGCGGCATGATGCAACGATGTAACCGTATAGCATGACCTGTGTTAGCACCATAGCCCATGCCAATAAATGCAAGATCGTGTATATGAAGCGTTGATACTCCGCCTGTATGGCCCAGGATATGCAAGCAGTCTGAGCCATCCGTAGGCAGATAAAGTAATTCCGATGCCCCGCCATCTCCACAAATGCTAATGCTATTAGACAATGAATTATAAATTGGATGCTCCACGGTTATATGCAATGGAGAACCAACTCGATATTTGCCGGCCGGAATATATAATTGGCCCCCACTACGTGCTCGCAATTCATCAAGTGCGTTTTGAATAGCAATAGCATCATCGTGTATATTATCCCCTAGCGCGCCGAAGTCCCGAACATTCAACAATCTCGTAGTAATTTCGTTATGTTCGGCTACATGCCCAGTCATACCAGAAATCCAATTGTTATGTAGCATCTTCCATTTCATCCAGCATTATTCCTAAGGGGAGCATGCCAGCTCCAATCATAAAGGGATACCACCTCGAACTATCTCGCAGCCAACTGTTCCAAACACTGAGGTTTTTAACGCTGGTACTGAGTTGCCAGCGAGAAAACCCAAATATTGCGCATTAGCGGTATTACTTGGGTCTGTGTTTCCTGTCCATATATATAGAGTAGACCAATTAGGGAAATATACAGAATTCGGGGCCGCAGTAGCCGCCTCCCAATCCTGCAAAGATATTAACTCAACCAGGTCGGGTATGCGCCAGTCAGTATATCCGGCAAAACTGGCGACATCCGCCCCGGCTGCATAGGCGTAAATTGAACGGCATACCACACGAATGTCACGCGCCCCCGCAGCCACTTCGGCGATCGATGTCTGATGTCCAGTATATAAAAGGATATCGAGGTCCGCCCCGTTCACAGCCACGGAAGTAACGCGGTAGCCGGGCAGGTTGTTTACCGCGTTGGCAAAACCGGAAGGGTCGATGATCATCCCCGCAAAATAGCAGGGCAATTCAGCAGCACCACCCACGATCTTGATCCCTGTTGTCATCATCTGTAAATCAGCCGCGGCGGGGTGTAGGGTATAACAAGTAGCCATGTCATACCAACTTAATCCGCCATTACTCCCAATACCCACGCGCTCCACCGATCCAGTTCTAATAGTGTTGTATCGTTTCCACATCAACCCCGTCACGTTATCCAAAACACAGTTATTGGACGGCGATGAGCGCTTGCATAGTGTAATATATGGGCCTGCCCCACCGTTGACGATAGTATTTTGAACTGTTATGATCTGCCCCGCCACGCCACCCACAGAAACAGTATAAACACCATCATTGGCAACGCTGCCCCTGACCCGAATCGTGTCGGTTGCCAGGAATGTGACAAGCCCGGCCCCGGCGTCATTGATCTGATTGGGGGCCACAAAACTGATCCCGTTGTTGGCATAATGCGGGGTATCAATAGCAGTCACGCCCGCGAACTGGCCCGTATCTAGCACAGTATAGCGATGGCCTAAACCGGCTTCGTAGTCGCCGTCATCCCCCACGTGATAACAAGTGGTTTGGGCGGTCTTTTTGAGCATCCCGGCTCGCCGTGGTTGTCGAAGTGGCATCTTGTCCTCCTAAATCCAACCTATCAGCTCTACCACCGTGCCCGCGGTCGGGCTGGCAAAGAATAAATCCGAGGGCGTTAGACCCTGATTGAGCGGGTAACTGTAGTAATAGTCCCCGGCCTTCAAGGTTTCGTAGGGCGCGACCGGAGCCGCCACATGCCCCGTCTCAAAGGCGAAACGCACATCCGCCTCGGTGCGGGCCTGAAACTCGAAGCCCTGACAGTGGGGGGGCAAGAGCGTAGCATATTCGGTATTTGCCAGGGTCAGGGTTATGTTGTAGATCAGAGGAATGCGAATAACACTCGCAATCGGCAACGGGTTCTGGGCATCGATAAGATTGCCGCCGGCGTCCTCAATCTGAACCCGATTCCAGGCTTCCGAAATCGCACCCAACACATTTCGTACAAATCGTACCGGATTAGAAGGAGCCATAATAGACCTCTCTATTCATCATCGTCTCCCCATAACAAACCCTGGATGATATCTTGCAAACCCGCCACGGCCAGGACATAGGCCAGGGCTTTGCCGGATTTGAAGCGATTTAGCAGTACCAACGCCACCGCCCCCCACACACCCAGGCAGAAGGGGCAATTAATGAGATCGGCGGCAAACTTCCAGGCCCCGCCGCGGTAGGCCCTGCGCCCTAACTTTGCGCGTAAGTCATCGCTAATAGTGTCCTTGCTAAGGATTAGCGACAACCGGTAATCGGCCAATGCCAGCACGGCCAGGTCAAACATTGAGCTTGCCTTGAATGAAAGCCAGCACCGATTTACGGTTTTTACCCGCTATTTCGGCTTGCTCAAGGTCTGACCATTGCGCTTGAGTCAGTTCCAGTTTCTTGATTGCGGCCACCGACAGCGCAGCAATGTCAACAACTGCAATTGCTTCCACGGCAGCTTCCGCGGGTTCGGCTTCGCCCTTCCAGTCCTGAAATGCTTCTTCGGCTTTGGCTTCCACGGCTTCCACCGGCGTCTCGACTGGCACGGCTATTGGGGTTGGCCTGGGAGGCAACGGCTCTTTACCGAATAATTTTATGCCGTTCTCGACCCGCTCCAACATGCCGGCCTGTTTGAGATTAGGCCCGTAGAGATCGCGGTCATCCACTGCAATCAAGGGATGACTGGTACCGGCGGCATAGCGCGCCCCCGTAATAGGGCCATAGAACGTCTGTTTGCCGCTGGCCTTGCCCAGGTATCGCAATATCGTCTGCCCCGCTCCACCGGCCACTATAAGAGTAGATTTTCCTGATTTGTTCATAGTTTTTTTAGGGGCTGTTCGCCCGCCTCCGCAGCATGACATAGGATCGATACTCCCGTTGTAAAGTTCCGGAAACATTTGTATAATTTTCGACTTGAACAATTGCCAGTGCTCACGGCTGGTATTGTGCAGCGTCCGGTTTTGTTTCTCGCGCCGATACAGGTAGCCGGGACTGTCCACGAAGATCCCGCACCAGCCGTTGTAGAGCAAATTCACGTTCATGGCCCAGTCTTCACGGCCATCGCTCATTGATTCGGGGTAGCCGCCGCACTCGTACCAGGCCCGTTTGGGCATCAATATCCCGGCATGGACATGGTTTTTGTGAATGAGATCAGCGGCGTTGAATTCACGCACCCGCACAGCAATATCGGGGCGGCGCTGGCCCTCGGCGAAGGCTAGAATCTGGTCGTAGACATAATTGTGGGGCCGCTCGACCGCCACACGATACAGGGTTTCTAAAGCCCACGGCTCTCTCATGTCATCCGCACCCATGACCGAAATAAACTTGCCGTGACTGGCCTGTACCCCGACGTTTATCGCCGCCGCCGTACCCACGCTCTTATTGAGTCGCTTGGTAAACACGCCCTTCCAGTCATTGGCTACCTGCTGGCAATAATCGGGGGTGTCATCACTGGAGGCATCGTCAACAATGATAACTTCAAAGCTTGCCAACGATTGCTGTTCGAAGTAACCCAGGCTGGTATTACCTCCACACAGACTGTTTACCAGGTCAGGCAAATAGCGGCCATAATTGCGGCAGGGCACAATGACTGAGATTTCGGGTGGGGTTCGAATAAAGAGAGAACGCTTCTCCGGCTCCTGGCCCAGGACTTCGGTAATGGCGCTGCCGAAGCGACCGCTGCGGTCATGCATGAGTCCGGGGAAGGGGCGCATGGGCAGGGCTTCGAAGCCAGTCCTACAAGCCCTCAACTGATATTCACACGTGGACCCCCACAACGGGTAATCGCGGGCATTCAAGAGTCCCACCGCGTTTACAAGGTCACGCCGGATAAACATAAGCGTGCCTTGAATGTAAGATTTAGGGAAAGCAGGGTGATCACCGGCAATGCGCTCGCCGATCAAGGCATATTGATCCCGATTAGCTCTGATGGCTTCCGCCCACGCATCCCCCTCCAATACTGCATCCTGATTCAGTACCAGTACATCAGTATTACAAGCTTCTATTCCGGCGTTGACCGCGCCCGAGAAATAGCCTTTTTCGTTCAACCTGAACATGTTCAGGTTCGGATATTTCTCAAGCAAAGCCGTGGGACTTTCCTGAGACAGATCATCTATCAGGATAACGGATTGGTCGCGGGGGATCGATTCCAGCAGCCGCACAATCGTGCCATAGCCATTATAAAACGGGATAACAATAATAAGATTATCCATCCCGTACCTTTGATAATGTGCAAGGTTTCATAAGTTGCTCCCTCAACATGTTTAGAGAGGGGCGGTTTCCCGCCCCTCTTTATTTTAGCCAGATCCCAATTTACTCATGCACGCCGGGATTGCCGTCAGGACATGTTGCCAAAGAAAAACTCGTGGGCGGATAGAAACTGGTCTGATCGGGGTCAGGGCCTAAGAACCCACCGGGAACGTCACATTGGACATCTGTGAACCGCGCCTGTAGGAAAGGAGCTCCACACCACATTCTCGGATGAATCCAGCCCTTGACAGTACGGCACTCATTCTCGGTATCGATCTTCCACAAAATGCGGCCACCGTCAGTCGTCCAGTAACCCATGTTCTGATCGCCGAGCTCTTTCAGAGCCGTATTTCCGTCCAGGTGTTCGCCTTCCCAGATGCGCTGGCCCCCGACTGCCCCGGTCAAGAAGTACATATCGCCGGTTTTCGGGCCTTTGAGCAAGCCCCAGTCGTAGCCCAAGATCGGGATGGTGAAGCCCTTGAGCGTGATCTGGCCGTACCCGAACTGGCCGCCGTTGAGGCTGTCACGGAAAGTACGGGCCTCGTAAGACGAATACACATTATCGGTGCACACGCTCCAGCATGTGTAGAAGTTCAAGAGACAGTCGATCAGGTCGTTGGGCATGACCAGGATCATGTCACCCACCGCGCGGCGCTGCGCCTTGAGCATGGGAGCCCAGGATATGCGTTGGATGAAGCGGTTGAAGATGGCGATCAACACGTCCACAATGTTGAAATTGACACCAACCGCTGCGCCGTTCCAGGTGATCCCGGCTCCGCCTGCCATTGGATTGCCGTTCCAGTCGATCACTATCGAATCCAGCATACCGCAGTCATAGCCATCGGTAACGATATGCTCGAGGCCGTCGAACTGGCCGCAGGTTCCGGCATCGCCCTCGACTACCGCCACCGATACATCATTGATGATCTGATCACTGACAAACTTCATGTCCCATTCGCGCTCGCTGGTAACAGGTGTCCCATCCAGCCGCACGATTGGGCGGGTCTTGCAGTAAAACTTGGGTTTCATTAGCTCGCGGGTGGGTCCCAAACGGCCATAGCGCCCGAAATCTTCGAGCTGGAGCTTGCACGAACCCCACTCGACCCCATAAGGATCATGACAGGGATCACAGATGTAGCCGGGGGTCGCTGCGCCCTGCTCTGTCCGCGCCGGCCTGACATAGGTCAGATATTCCATTGAGCGCAGGCAGACATCGGTCACGTTGAAGCCCATCCAGTCCAGTAGCGGTAACTGACCTGCGTAGTACAGGGTCATCAAGCCGTCATCGCAGGCGTCGAAGAAGTTGCAACAGCCGAAGGGGGTAGCCTCGTTGGTGAGTGCAAGCGTGCGTTGGCGTAAACTCGTTTGAGGTTTCATGTTTGAAAGACTCCTTTATAATTGCTCCCCAGCAATAATCTTATTTTGATTTCGGCCCCCATTGGGGGATGTTCGCCAGAATCGCTTCGGCCTGGTCGGCCATTGATTCGGGTTCATTTTCGGCCTTGGGATCGGGATTGCGCGGGCGCACGGTCTTACTCAATACGATCTTAGGCGCGTCCTGCAAATAGATCTGATGCTTCACGTCCTCATCGGCCTCGAGCGGCTTCAGGCGTTGATCGATTGCCGCAGCCAGGACGCTGACGACCCCGCTCAATTTCTCGATTTCGGCGGGAAATCCTTTGATTGCTTCGGTCACTGCCGCGGTAATGCGCGCGTCCAGCCCGTCGCCTACGCGCTTTGTCAGTTCAACCAGCGCCGCTTCCTCAAGCACGAACTCCTGAGGCGCTTCCGTCTCAGGTTCTACCACCGGTGGCTCTTGCGCGCGCGTGACCATACCGGCATCGGCGATCTCACGGTTGCGGGTGGCCGAATTTTCATCCAGCCATTTGTCCACGACCTCCACCGATCCCATCAGCTTTACCAGTTCTTCTTTCTGCTTTGTGGATAACATACGATTTACCTCCTGAATGGTGGGCGTTGCCGTGAACCAGGCCGCAGCCATAGCCTCAGGCAGCGTCGAAATTTCCTGCAATATGCCCTCGTCATAGGCGAGGATATCAACCCCCTCGGCAACACGGATTTTGGCCGGTTCCTGAGTGGGCAAAAAACCAATGCTATCGCCCCAGTAATCGGGGCTTTCCTGGCGCGCCTTGACTTCCGCGCGCCCGATCTCGGTGTCGTCATACAGACCCGATGTAATCAGCAGATAGTCATCCCGCGCCAGGTAATCGCATTGTCCGGTTCTGAACTTCTCGCCGGCGTGGAAGAACTCCCGGATTGGATATTCTTTCTTTTCCTCGGCGTGCGCGATGAAGCTGTCGAATAAAGCGCGACTGTCGATCTCGCCCGCGCGGTTGAGCACCGCCGAGCATGAGATCGAGAACCAGCGATAGCGACCGTCTTGCTGGCGCTGAATCGTGGTGCGGGATTGGGTCACAATGGGCGGGAAATCGAGCTTGACTTCGAACCAGGACTCGCGCTCGCCTACCATCAACTTATCACCAGCGATGGTAATCTCGGCCCGGTAGAGCTTGCCAACGGCTGAGATAATGGCGAACATCTTGCCCTCGTCCACAAAAGCGCCATTCAGCCAGGCGTAGCCGTCCATCTTATAGACTTGTTCGGACAGATCCCAAAATGCCTCGTCAATCGATTTAGCACGCTGTTCCTCTTCCGTCTCTGCTTCGCCCGTTGGCTTTTCTTTCCCGGCCAGCTCATACACGGCTTCGGGCGCTTCCTCTTCCATTTCATCGTAGGCGGAAATAATCTTGTTGGCCGCGGCCTTAACCGCTGCGTCCCAATCTTCCTTGGGCACATCCTCGGGCTTTACGACCTGGGTAATGCCGTGCCCACCCGCCGCGGCGTAGACGGCCTGTTTTACCATTTCCGTCTCCCCGTCAAGTTTTACGGGCAGCATACAGTGAGCTTGATCCTTCGTATCCCGCCCCGCGGCGGCATTGGAATCAATCAGGCAGGCAGCGCAATAGCTGTCTGTACTGGCATAGTTACTGGCTGCCCCATCCCAGCTTTCCACGTCCTTGATAGCGCGCCCCAATAAACGATTGACAAAATTACGTAAAGTTACTTTCATGCGAGACTCCCTTCTTGGTTCCCGTGACTCTTCTTCCGGTGTGGCCCAGGACGCCCCCAAGTCGCGGGCCGTGGGTATTTCGTCTGGCTTGGCGGGGGCATCGGCAGGCGCTTTGTCCTCGCGGTAGCAGCGATAGTCTTCGTAATCGCTATCCGTATCCCCGGCGTAGAACACGCGCTCACAAGCCCCGCACTTGTACCATCCGATCGTAGGAATGGCTAAATCATGGCAGCAGTCATTGTAGGGGCAAAGCTGACCTTCGGGATAGTCATTATCCCTGAATTGACTCATGCGGGTGGCTGAATCTTCCTTGCTTTTTTTAACCGCACTATACACGATTGCGTAGGCTGAACTTTCGCAATCATCTTCTTTTCCCCCATCACCAATACATGACTCGTAGGAATCATTGAATGCCGCAACCCATATTTCCTTATCATGTTGTGGCATTTCCTTCACTTTATTTGGGAGGTCATTATCGTCAATTGAATATGGCATAAAAAAAGAGGCCGCGACCACTTACGTGATCACGGCCTCACCTTAGAAAATACAATATCGGCGTATGGCCTACATATTCAGATGTATCTATATTATAGTCGAATCTGAATTAAAGTCAAGTATTCGTTGTTGACAACGCTATCTAATTGATGTACAATAATTAGAGAAAGGAAATTAACAATGTGCAATTTCATCAGCTTTATGATCTGCTCTACACACGAACGCGGCTTGTGGGTGCAGTTAGCTCACTCGCTCAATTCGCATTCCGATTTCAGCCTTGAATGTAAAGCCTATGAGGGGGAATGGACAGAAAATGACCGCGGCGAAACGCTCCAAATCCGTATTCCTGACGATGAACCCGAAGGCAAACGCGAGGAACTCAAGGCATGGCTGCTCAAACAGTGGCCGACCTGGGAACGATTCACAAAATGGGCAATCGCATCGCTTGACTGGAAAGAACATGCCCTCGACCTCAGAAACACCGCCATCACCGCCCTGCCTGAGGGCCTGAGCGTGGGCGGCAGTCTCTACCTCAACAACACTGCCATCACCGCCCTGCCTGAGGGCCTGAGCGTGGGCGGCTGGCTCGACCTCAACAACACTGCCATCACCGCCCTGCCTGAGGGCCTGAGCGTGGGCGGCTGGCTCGACCTCAGAAACACTGCCATCACCGCCCTGCCTGAGGGCCTGAGCGTGGGCGGCAGTCTCTACCTCAACAACACTGCCATCACCGCCCTGCCTGAGGGCCTGAGCGTGGGCGGCTGGCTCGACCTCAGAAACACTGCCATCACCGCCCTGCCTGAGGGCCTGAGCGTGGGCGGCAGTCTCTACCTCAGAAACACTGCCATCACCGCCCTGCCTGAGGGCCTGAGCGTGGGCGGCAGTCTCTACCTCAGAAACACCAAAATTGATCCTGAAACAATCCCAGATCATCTGAAAAATAAAGTAATTTTATGAGGAGAAAATCCATGCTTATTCCAATGATTCTGGCTTGTGCGGGTGGGTTAATGCTACTACTTGCTATAATTATAGAACATTACAATAAGGATAAGGCAATGTTTGCTATTTTATCAAGCATTGCCGTATTTTTAGGAGCTATCCTATTCATCTTGATCCATATTGCAGAAAGGCTTATCCCATGAGAAAAAACATTATCGTCGTCGCTGCCTGGCTGAGCGTGATCGCCATGTTGTGGCTTTTCTTCCTCGACCTGGCCCCGCTCGATATCAAGAACCTGGTTATCTTCGTGCTTGTCCTGATTGGCTCTGTCATGGCATCGGCGGTGGATGACAAGCCCAGGAGTTATCGCCCCCAACCGCCCACGCATTTACCAGGGAAGGCAGAGAAGAATTAATCCAATGCCTGACATCGACATAACCGATAAAACTCGTTGGGGCGACATAGACGGGGAATCTCTTGCCCTGACCCAATGCACGTGTGGCAAGGAATTCGGTTACTGGGATTTCATCATTGGCCCTTATCGCGAGTGGCCCCATCACTGCCCTGATTGTGGGCGCGCACTATATTTCAAGATTCATGTTCAAATTTTTGAAATACCAGAATTGAGAGAGGAGAATCCATGAAGCTTTTATTACGAAGAATTACAGGATTAATTACCCGTATATTTTTTCTCGGTTACGGAACTTGCGCACGATGCGGACGAGCGTGGGCAATATGCAGGGAACACACTGTCATGGTAGGGCCTGGCAGTGGTTGCTTTGCTATTTGTGAGCCATGCTGGCAAGAATGCACCAAAGACGAACGTTTTTCATATTATTATGATTTGTTAGCTTCACATCGCTGTACCAGTACAGAATTCGAAACCATGCGAAACAATATACTCAGCTCATAAGAGGTAAATTCATGAAAGTCCTTACTTTATACCAGCCCTACGCCACACTTGTAGCGGTTGGAGCTAAGAGAATTGAGACGAGATCATGGAGCACAAAATACAGAGGCCCCCTGGCAATCCATGTTTCAAAACACAAAGAGATTGACCACAAATTGTGGTGGAGTGAACCGTTTGCGACGGCGCTTGAGGGTACATTGGTACATATTGGCCCGTCCGAAATATCTATTTTGGGTAAAACCGACTTTACCACTCACCAAATACTGACCAAGAATTTACATCTCGGATGCGTGATCGCCACCTGCGAACTTGTGGATATCAAAGAAACCGATGATTTTTGGTTTGATTATATTAAAAATCATCCCCAAAACGGATGGAAACACCCCGAGAAAAACTGGTACTTTACATCAAACGAGTTGGCCTTTGGGGATTTCTCGTCTGGACGCTTCTTGTGGTTTTTGGATAATGTCAAACTTTTACCCGAACCAATCCCTGCCCGCGGCGCGAGGGGATTATGGAACTGGGAGTATCCAAAGGAATAATATGACTAACTTCGCCATTACCGGCTGCGCCGGTTACATCGCCCCCCGCCACCTCAAGGCCATTCAGGATGTGGGAGGCCGACTCGTTGCCGCCCTTGACCCCTGCGACAGCGTGGGTATTCTTGACCAATTCGGGTACGATGTCCAATACTTCACCGACTTTGAGCGCTTCGAGCGCCATTTACTGCACCTGCGCGGCACCCCCGATCAAGTCGATTACGTCAGTGTCTGCTCCCCCAATTATCTTCATGAAGCCCACGCCCGCGCCGCTCTGAGGGCGGGAGCATCGGCCATCGTAGAGAAGCCGATGGTAATCAACCCCGATAACCTGGACTTGCTCGAAGAACAGGAAACCACCAGACAGCGCGTGTGGGCGATCATGCAGATGCGCTATCACCCCGAGATAATCAGGCTCCGCGCCAGAGTTGAAAGCGAACCCGATAAAATACATAGGGTAGATATGACCTACGTCACCGCCCGCGGCCCCTGGTACGCGCGGTCCTGGAAGGGCGACCAAGAAAAAAGCGGGGGCCTACTCATGAATATCGGCATTCACCTATTTGATTTGTTGATATGGATATTCGGCGCTCCCCTCAATTATTGGCACAATACCGGCATTGAAATAGCCACCGGCGAGATCAAGCTGGAACGCGCTCAGGTATCGTGGCTGCTCTCCATCAACCCCGGCTACTCCACCCACAACCCGGCCCAGCAGCGTAACATCACCGTTGACGGCGAACTCTACGACTTCACCCAGTATGGGGGCGAGCTCCATACCCTGGCTTACCGTGAGATTTTAGCAGGTCGCGGTTTCGGCATCGCGGACGCCAGGCCAGCCCTTGAGTTTGTGCATAAACTATCGCAGACTCATTTAGATATGACGGGAGGCTAAATGGACGCCTGTTACAAAAATATACACCCTTCGGCTTTTATTCATCTATCCTCAATTATTGACTCAAACGTCAAAATCGGGGAAGCCACCAAAATCTGGCACTTCTGCCACGTTTGCGCCGGGGCGGTGATAGGCAAAAACTGCATCCTGGGCCAAAACGTGCACATCGGGCCAAATGTCAGCATTGGCGACGGCTGCCGCATTCAGAACAATGTCAGCGTCTATGACGGCGTGACGTTGGAAGATTCGGTATTCATTGGCCCTTCCGCCGTCTTTACCAACATCCTCAATCCCCGCGCCAAAGTCAATCAACACGGTAAGTTTCTGCCTACCCTGGTCAAGCGCGGGGCCACGATCGGGGCCAATGCTACTATCCTGTGCGGATCGACTGTCGGCAGTTACGCAATGGTAGGGGCGGGGTCTGTAGTCACTCATGACGTGCCTGATTTTGCCCTCGTCTACGGCAATCCAGCGCGGATACAGGGAAGCGTGTGCAAGTGCGGGTGGGTCTGGCGCGACTACTGCCATCCCTGCCCAAACTGCGAGCGACTACCACACGAAATCGGATGAACCTGAAACGCCTCAACCAGCGCCTTCACGCCAAGCGTCGCGCCAGTGAACGCCTGGGCCTGACCCTAAACCGCAACGACTTCGCCGAGTTGATAACCATGATACAGGACGGCCAATCCACTCTCGAGCGTAAGATTAGCTTGCGCCAGAGCGTGAGACGGCTGGAATGGCGGGGGCGTGAGATCAGATTGATCTTGGTCTATGACTGCAACAGACATCAAATCGTAACATTTTTGACGGAGGACATGAAGTGAACTTTATTCCGGATCAACCCAAGGTATCAGCCCTATCCGTCCCCTACTACGACGATGTAACCGGCGACAAGGGCTGGCAAGGACAAAGCACTACTAAAACAGTAAAAGTCCTGCAATCTGAAATCATCGGCGCTATCGCACGTCTGGGCGGTAACGTCACTTCGTTCCAGCGCGGCACCTTCCAGACCGGCAATCAAACCCGCGAGGGCTACCGCCTGCACTATACCATCGAAGCCAGTGACGGCGCTATGATACCGGGGCGCATTGATATCGCGGCCCTGCCCATAAAACAGGACTGGAAACTACAGCGAAGCCTCGACACCCGCAAAGACAAGAGCCTGCGCATGTGTTTATACATGCTTAGAATTGCTTTGGACGGAACCTGGTTCTTGCAGCAGCTCAGCCCCGGCTATGCCCCGCTCATGCCGTGGATGCTGGCTCCGGGGTCTGATAAAACCATCACCGAGTTGTGGCAAGAAAGCTCGGTGATGAGTAATTTACTGCCGCCAGGCGAAACCGATTTTGTGGAAGGGAGTTATAAATGATCCCACTCTTTGATCTCAAAGCCCAATACCAAAGCATAAAACCCGAAATTGATGCCGCCGTATCTCGCGTACTCTCCAGTGGTCGCTACATCGGGGGTGACGAAGTCAAGGCCCTGGAAAACGAAATCTGCGGCTACCTGGGAGTGAGACACGCGGTCGCCGTAGCAAGCGGTACCGACGCCCTGATCCTGGCCCTGCGCGCCCTCAACATCGGCGCGGGCGATGAAGTCATCGTGCCCGCCTTCTCATTTTGGGCTACGGCCAGCGCGGTTCTGCATGTAGGGGCAACACCCGTTTTCGTGGATGTCGAGAAGTCGGATCTCAATATCAGCCCCGCCCGCATCGGCTCAAAAATTACTCACCGAACCCGCGCAATCATCGCCGTCTACCTCTACGGCAATCCCGCCAACATGAAAGCAATTCGCGAGATCGCCAAGGGTCATGGCTTATACGTTATCGAGGACACGGCGCAAGCGTTTGGGGCGACCGTGCCTGATATGGGTTATGCCGGCACGATCGGTAACTGCGGCTGCTTCTCATTCTTCCCCACCAAGCCACTGGGCTGCGCGGGGGACGGCGGAATGGTCGTGACAAACATTGACGCGATCGCCGCCAACGTCCGACGCTTGCGCAGTCACGGTTGGACCCAAAAATACAATCCCGAAGTCCTGGGCTACAACAGCCGCCTTGACACTATCCAGGCTGCCATACTGAGGGCGAAGCTGCCCCACGTTCTGGACTGGATCAGGCGTCGCAATTACTGGGCCGAAATGTACAAGCCCGAATTTTATGCGAACCATATCAACGTCATCGACCAATCCCTGAGCTGGAAAACCAGCGCCCGTCACCTCTTCGTGCTGGATGTCAAAAACAGGGACGCCGTGCAAGCCCACCTGAAAGAACGGGGCATCGAAACCGGAGTCTATTACCCGCTCCCGCTCAATCGCTGCCAGCCCGTCAATAACCCCAATTGTGACGATGACTTGCCGGTGGCAGACCGCGCCAGTCGCAACGTTCTGGCTATACCCTGCTACGCCGAGATGACGCCAGAACAAGTGAATTATGTTGCTGAAAATGTAGTGGAGGCGGTGAACTCATGACCTACACTGGCGGAAACAAATCAGACGGCAAACATTACTGGCTTACTCCTGAAGAACTCATGGATAAACTACGGGCAGAGTTTACATTCGACTTTGACCCATGCCCATATCCCAAACCGGATGACTTTGACGGTCTAACTGCTGAGTGGGGGCAGTCAAATTATGTCAATCCCCCGTTCGGCAGTTATATCGCCGAGGACGGGAAAAAGAAAGGCCCTACAGCCTGGGCGCGTAAAGCTATACAGGAATTTAGGAAAGGCAAGAAAGTGGTATTGGTATATCCAATTGATAAATGGATTCACATGCTTTTAGAGGCGGGCGCACAAGTAAGGAATCTCAAAGATATTCGGTGGTGTTCTATCGAGGATAGAGAGCAAGGCCCCGGTACAGGCCGTTGGGTCGCCATGTTTATTCTGGATCCGGAAAGCGAGAATAAGAATGTCTAAAAAACCCGGCAGAACCCCCCTCGGACTCGTCAATATCCACCTCCAACTCCTGGCCGCTGATCTCGACCACTTGCGCCAGATGCGGGAGCGCAACGGCAAGCCCGTCAACGAAATGATCCGCGACCTGGTATCGGGATACGTGGCGTGGATAAAGAGAATCGAGGAGGCCGAGGAACAGATAGCCGCGGACTCGATGAGAAAGGGCATCGAGTCCGCGGCATCTGAAAATATTGTAGCAGAAATTGAGGGGGAGGTCAACCATGAATAGAAAATACCCAAACACAGGTTGTCTGATTTCAAAAAAGCCCTCTATGATGACCCCTGTAACCAATGTTAGCCTATTTAACAAATGACGATCTCGCACACGCCCGATTATACCTTGGCTGAATTTAAGGTCATCCTGCGTGATGAAAAGCGTATTTATACCTACGCAGATTTATCCAAAAAATATGGCGTAAACCGTTTTTATTTATGGCATATTATCAATACACCAAACTATGTGCCACCGCCGAAAGTACGGATGAAAATAGGAATCCAATACTTTGCACTTGCCCCCGTCTGTGTCCACTGCGGACACGTTCACATATCACGCCGTTGCCCCCTGAAACGCAAGCCAGCACGGACGCTGCTAGATTATCCCATACAGACGTTACGGGCCATGATTGAGAACAGGGAAGAATACTGATTCCCCCCCCTCCCCCTCCCTGATTTATGTACCCAAAAATAGGGCTACGCACGCAAAATGACCGCACGCAAAATGACCGCACGCAAGGACAATTATGAAAAATAACATCTTCTGGAACACAGTATTTTTCTTAGACTTGGCTGGACTGCTGGCCTTCGCTATTCTAATCAATGACCGCTGGCCCCGCCTTATTCACCTGTTCTCGGATGGCCTCCTGATCTGCTGCGGCGTCATTGTGTTTATCTTATCCATCGCCTTCGTCATTACCAATATCCTGTTCAGGCGCGACCATGACCGCCGTGGCAAGTGGATAAACGGCAGTTACTACGAAGACTTTTGGTCAGATCAATAATGTTAGAAAAACCGCCCTCACTCCTGCCTTCCTTCTGCATTGGCGTCCTTGTCGTGCTGTGCCTGACCGCCATGAGTTTGAATTTGGGCTGGATCGGGGTCATGGCCTTCTATGGCCTGTGGGTATCCCTGTTTATGCTGGCAGTAGCAAGCGCCGCCTACCTAGCGCGGGCTATCTTCTATTCTCGCAGCCTGTCCGATATCAGCCGTCCCGACATCCGCCTCGCCCAGTCTCATGTTGACCTTGCCCGTTATATCTCCCACATGAACGTAGAGCAGCGCCAACACCACATCCAGATCGTGAATGCGTTGCAGCTCCCACTTACATTTTTACCCGGTCAATCCCTGGTAACAAGCGAAGGCATTGAGATACCTTACGAAGCCTTGCTTCGCTACGTGGCGGGGATGAGGGAGATCCAGCGCGAGGGCGGGGAAACACTGTACCGAATGCCGGCGGAAAGGAACGCTTCTGCTGAAGATAGGGATGCGTTCCGGGCAATCGCCGACGACATCGTTGACAAGTCCTATGCCATAAGCCCTCAGCGTGGCAGTGCACCAGTAATTACCGATAAGGACGGGATCATAAAGTACGTGGAAACACTGCTCAATCAGAATCTTGTCAAAGCTTAGGAGAAAATATGGAAACTCACAACATCACCGCTTTACTAGACCAACTCAGCGCCGCCATTGGCGATCAAGCGCGTCCAGTCATTGCCTATTACGAAGCCTTGACCGAGGCCAAGCTGCCGGAAGACCTTATCAGTGATCTTATTTTACAGTTCGCCGATATGTGGTGGCGGAAGGCATTCGGGATATCCCACGAAAAGCCGTGGTTTGATGCCCGAATTGAATAAAGAAATCAATGCTTACGGATAATTAATTATCAAAAACATGAAAGGAAAATAACATGCCCACCCGAAAACCCGGCCAACACCCCACGCTTCCCCCTCCCTTCACTCATCTATTGTGGGACAAGCCAACCCGCAGCGACCACATATTCAACATCGTCTATATCTTCATCCTGCTCGTGTTCGTGGCGGTCTTCGCCGCACTGCTGTTCAGCCGCGCCAGCGCCCAGGCCAACCTATGCGGGGGCAAATCCGATGCCCGCTATGTCTCACCCTGGACAATCATACAGCCCCATACATCCTACATCTTCAAACACGGTTTCAAATGCGCCCCGCTCGAGTTGAACGCCTGGGCAGTGGTAGCTTTCAAGAACAGTGAAGGTGTGCCAGTAGTAGCCGTGCCGTACCTGGAGCTGCATGGCGCTCTGGCGGTTACTGCGGTAGACGATTACTCCATCGTTCTACAGAACAATTCCGAAACCATGATATGGGCGAGGGTTGTAGCCAGACCGTGAGGATGCGATGAAAAACCTGAAATATATGATTGGCGTCGGCATTGTCTGCGCCATTTCAGGGACAGCAATTGCCTTGATAATCCTGTTAATTGCCCACCAACCGTTGGAATATGTCTGGATTGGGGCATTGATAGGGTTTGTCGCGGGCGTTCTCCTTGAATCATTGGCGCAAATGGCGGCCTGGGCCGACACCGAAATGCCGAAACATTAGGAGTTAAGTACTATAGACTCTGCTTACCGTTTCTGCTACAATAAATTGGGGTTGGTACTCGGGAAACCGTGGAATCGCCGGTGTGCGCCGGTCCCCAGCCCCTATTGGTAATGCCGGGCGGGTGTCCTCTGCCCCGCGTCCTGACATGCGCGGTCGGATCTCCTACGCCCGCCCGGCGCTTATAAAAATAAATAGCTCCGCCTAACACCGACGATAACGGCGAGTATGCGAGGACTGGCATCAAAGCGCAAGGGCAACCGCTGCCAGCTTCCGGGATACGGCCACGAAACTTCGGATGAATGGAGCACTTATAAAACAGAAAAAAAACTCATAAGACCAGGCAGGTGAGTTGCCCCGCCTCCTGGCAGAAACTCTCCAGAAAGGAAATCGAATGCGACAACAATTAACATTCTTTGAAATTGTGCTGCTGCTCATACTTGGAATAGGCGCGGTTATCGTGGCGGGGGCAGTGTTGGGGATCGACGTGGTGCATGGGGTCAGGGGTTGGATTGAAACGGTTGGAAATCAGTTATGATTAGCTTGATTTGCGGTGATTCCCTGCATATCCCACTGGCTGACGAAACGGTGCAATGCGTAGTGACCAGCCCACCCTACTGGAATTTGCGGGACTATGGAATAGACGGCCAACTTGGCAATGAACCCACACCAGAAGAATATACAGCGAACCTGGTGACGGTATTTCGAGAAGTGTGGAGAGTTCTTCGGCCAGATGGTGTGTTATTCCTGAATTTAGGAGACAGTTACGCTGGAAGTGGAGGAGTAGGCAATCAACGGGACGATGCCAATAAAGGCAATATGCCCCATTTCAAAAGCCAAAGCAGTGCTATTGTTACCAGAAAATCATTAAGACCCGATAAAGCAGATGTATGCACCGAAGGCACCCACTCCGTATTGGGATTGAAACCCAAAGACCTGATCGGCGTCCCCTGGCGCGTGGCCTTCGCACTACAGGCCGATGGCTGGTACTTGCGGAGTGACATCATCTGGCATAAGCCCAACCCCATGCCTGAGAGTGTGCGGGACAGGCCGACGAAGTCGCACGAGTACCTGTTCCTGCTGAGTAAGAGCCAGCGGTACTATTATGACCAAGAGGCGGTTAGGGAACCATATATTAATCCCGACATAAACGCCACAGATAGCGCCATTTGTGGTTTTAGAGAAACACCTCCAGAAGAAGGGCAACATAGCGCCCTGGGAAAGCCGCGCAAGACGTTTTATCAGAACATTGGTCGCAACCGCCGCACCGTCTGGACTATTCCCACATCGCCCTACAGCGGCGCACACTTCGCCACATTCCCTCCCGCCCTGGTTGAACCGTGCATACTGGCCGGCACATCAGAGCGCGGATGCTGCCCGACTTGCGGCAAGCCGTGGGAGAGGGTGGTGGAGAAGGGCTATCGCGCTCCAGCTCAGGAAGATGTAATAGCAGAGATGATAGCGAAGGGCGTGCCTCGCCAGAAGGCAAACTTATACGGCAACCCTTCCAGAGATCCAAAGTTATATGCTGCTAACCCAGATAGGTTTCTCGGCTGGCGCGCCGCCTGTGACTGCCCTCCTGCCGATCCTGTTCCATGCACAGTCCTTGACCCATTCGCCGGCACCTTCACGGTTGGGATGGTCGCCGCCAAGCATCGCAGGAACGCGGTCGGTATAGAGTTGAAACCAGAATATATCGAACTGGCGCGAAAGCGTTGCAGTGATATACAAATACAATTTATATAAGAGAGGAAATGAAACTATGAGAGAATCAACTTTCGACACCTGGGCTTTGATTGAACTTTTCGGCCACTCCCGCATTGCGGGCCTTGTCACCGAGCAAGCCCTAGGTGGATCCGCGCTCATTCGCGTGGACGTTCCAGCCCTCCCGGCCCGCGGCGACATCCAGGCCCAACCCGCATTCACAAGATATTTTGGGATTGCGGCAATTTATAGCTTGACCCCCGTGAGTGAAGACCTGGCAACAGCCGCCGCTGACAGTATGCGAGTGCACCCGGTCGAAATTTATATGGCGACTCCTCAACTACGGGCGGGGCTGGAATGGGATGACGATACCGATAACAATCCCGATAACAATCTCTTATCTTTTGGCCCATTTGACGCTGCCATCGAGTGGGACGAAGAAGCCCACCCAAATCTATCACGGCGAAGTCATCAACATCAAAGACGTTATTACTTTCCAGGGCGCAACAAGAGCCGAAACACTCCAGGCCATGAAAGATAGCGTTTATGATTATCTGGATTTTGTCAGTGGAAAGAAAGCGCATCCAGAGGCAGAGGACAAATACAAGGATGTAATTTAGCAAACCCTCAACCACTTCTCCTACTCTAGCCACATTCCCCAAAAAACGATATATAGATAAACTGAAAGGAACAATAAAATGTTAGCACAGGATATAACCAAAATCGTACAGGCAATGGCCGAGTCAATATCAGATATAAAAAGGCAAGGCAAGGTATTCTTAAGCAGAGAAAACAATTCGTTATGCATATCGATCAATAGTAACTACGAGATCACCTTTAATAAAGATGATAAATCTTGGAAAATGAATATAGAAGATGGTCTTGGACGAGTAGTAAGATCCTATGAGATACTCTCTGATAGTCCAGAACATGAACAATTGAATATCATTCTCGATCGACTGGAAGCAAAATCAGGAAATGCTACTTTGGTTTTGAAGTATTTGAATGAAAGCGAGAACTAAGCCTAGCCCTCAAACACTTCCCCCGCCCTCGCCACACACCCCAAAAACTCGGTAATCGGAAGCTCAACCAAATTCGTGCCGCGCAAGTCGGCGCGAATTTTGTATCCGTCAAGGAATTGAATAACAATTCTGTCCCCGCGCCGACAGAACCGAAATACCGGGATATTATCGACTCTTAGAACACCCGAAACAGGATCGAGTTGAACATCATCTGCACATGCAAATTAGGTTTTCATTCTTGTACCATTCCATCACTTGCGGCAGCATATCCCGATACGTTTCGAAATCTAACCCCAGCGCCTTGATTTTGTCATTCCTTACCCCTGTAAAGTCGCGGATATCGCCGACCGTCTCGGCCTCGTAAAGCACTGTTTCAGGCTTGAGTATATCCAAAATATCATGCAACTGCACGATTTCGCCCGAAGATATATTGTAAACCTGCCCCGCCATTTCAGGCCGCTCCAGGGCCATCACCGCCGCGTCTACCACGTCCTTGACGTAGGTGAAGGTACGCGTTTGCTGCCCATCCCCAAAGATAGTGATGGGCTTGTGATTGGCAATGCGCCTGCACCATATCGCAATGACCCCCCCCCTGGCGTCCGCCGATTCCTGGCGCTGGCCGTAGACGTGAAAGGGACGCAAGACCGTCACCGGCAGGCCATATAGTTTGTGATAAAGCATAGCGTATCGTTCCCCCGCCAATTTGGATACGCCATAATGAGAGACGGGATTATAACCGGTATTATCCTCGGACATAATTGGGCTGTTGCCATAAACCGAACCCGTCGAAAAATGAATGAAGTGCTTGATCTTGAACCGCAGCGCGTATTCGAGCAGTTCCAAAGTGCCGCAGGCGTTGACGTGCAAATCTAAAAACGGATCGTTGAGCGATACCGTCTTCTTAGAGGCAGCCAAATGAAAAATAGCATCAAACCCCTGACTGTTATAGCAACCGCTATTCATTCCCCGAATATCATCTTTAACAAAGGTAAAGCGTCTGCTATAATGGGCTACCGCCGAATCCAGATTACGGACATACCCGGCCACCAGATTATCTATTCCTACCACTATATGCCCTGCCTCGAGCAATGCATCCACCAGGTGGCTACCAATAAATCCGGCGCAGCCCGTAACCAATATTTTCATTCGCCCTCCAATATCTGTTCCAACTGATCGGTGGCCGCATCCCAGGTGTAAGGCGCTATCGCTGATAGGGCAAAATTAGAGAACTGATTAGCAAGTTCGGCATTGGTAAGCAATTGCAATGCCGCTTTATACATCCCGTTCTCGTTTCCGACCTCAACCATCCAGCAGTTAATGCCTGATCGGGCAAAGTCGAGATTGCCCCAGATATTGGTACAGACTGTGGGGGCTCCACACGCGAAAGCCTCGGCTACTGTATTGTTCCAGCCGCCATGATTTTGAGCATCCATAAAAACCGCGCACGAAGAATACAGCTCCGCCAACTCAATCTGGGAATAGCCTTTGTTATTATACAGTTCCAGCCTTAGTTTAGGGTCGGTGTTCTTCAGCATATCGAACACCCGCAGCACCGCCCCCGTACCTTCAATCTCACGCTTGCTGCCATTGGCAAGTACCAGGTTGGGATCACGAGATTTGCGTGGATAGAACACATTGAAATCCACGCCGCCCAAAACGGGCTTGCAATCGCGCCCGATTTCTTGGGTGATGAAATTACAGATAGGAGTGCAGTTGCCTAATAACTCGATATCAGGGTCGTGAATCGCCGCCCTGAATGCGCGGGTGCGGCGATCGGCGGCGGGCGTATCCAATAAAGCCTGGCGCAGGTTTGGGTCCTGCTCATTGAGACCCAGGATATAACAGTAACGCCGTTGTGCGTGTACGCGCTTGACAACCTCGTAATGGGGATGGCCGAAGAATATCACGGCTTCGTGTTCGTCAACTGCAAATTGGGTCTCGGGCCGGCCTCGGCAGATCTGGGGCAGCCATTCGCACTTGCTGCCGTCGCTGTGATAAATCGTGACATCGTGATCGCGTTTGAACAAGTGATTACCTAGCTCCACCACACGCCTGACACTGCCGCGCACGTTCAGGTTCAGGATCAAGAACGATATTTTCATCCGCGCCTCAACAGTTGCTTGATGCTGGCGAATAAGCCCCGATTCTCGCTAACCTCGCCCTCTTCGTAGACTTGCCCTGTTTTGCTATTGGTAAACTCGATGGAGCAGCCATCCCTAACCAAACAGGGTGCGGTGCAATCCTTCGGGAATACTTCACCGTCTACCGTACTCATGAAACCGCCGCGGGGGCCAATGGGACGCGGCCCCATCTGCTGCCGCTCCAAACACACACTGCAATTCTCGAGCGCCGGATTGACAAACCATGCTGCCGTGTCCGCCCCCCAACCCTTCGCAACTTTGGCGTGGGCCATCTCATAAGCCTGCCCCGCCGATTCGGAGTACATGCCTGCGCGCATTCTGATTTGAGCCTCGGATAGATTGGGGAGATCCGCAGCAAAACGATTTAAAAATTTATACTGCTCCCGCAACATATTTCCTACCCGTCCCCAATCGGACTGCGTCATTTGCGACCGTCCCCCAATACCTGCTAAGTATTGCCGGATATATTCATTCTTAACCTCGGTGCGCATCAACTGAACCCAGTCCGGGATCGCAATCTGCCCCGCGCTGACATAACCCGCCAATGTATCTGTGGCTACAATGGATTGCCGTATTGATTCTTGTATCAGGGACAGGGCGTAGGTATGCGAAATAAATCGCCCCGTCACCGCGTCCTGGTATCTATGCGCGGTTTCGTTCCAGCGCCAGTCCGTCATTGCTGACTTCCTTCCGCTCCCGCGGGTCTGTCAAAAAATCGGCTTGAGTAAGTTTAGGCTTTTCGTCAATGGCGAAGAGGGGCGGCTGTAGCTGCGCCTGGGCGATGCGCTTCTCCGCAATGGCGAAGTAGTCCGCGTTCATTTCGCATCCCCAAAACTCCTGCCCCGTCTGAATTGCGGCTATTCCAGTTGTACCACTGCCCATCACAAAATCACACACGAGATCGCCGGGGTTGCTGTAGGTGCGAATAAGATACTCATAGAGGGAAATGGGCTTTTGGGTTGGGTGATAACCTACCTCAGGGCGAGTTCTGTCACCATTACTTACCGTTATTATAGTGGTCGGATAATATTCATTGTTGAATGACTTGCGCGGGCCATAGGGATGATACACATCCTTGTCACCTCCACTCCCTCCGCCCTTCAACCGTGGTTCACCCCTGGTAATCATTTGCGGGTTGTAGGTAGTGTAACCTGCAGGCGAAAATATCACTATATTTTCGTGAACACGCATCAATCGGCGGTTAGCATCAAGAAAACCAACGGGCAATACTTTATTCCAAGCCGCCTCTTGTCTAAACCACTCCAAATTACTCATCACCAATGCGCCGGTAAACGGCTGGCTTGCGGTGGTTATGAATGCGCCGCGCGGTTTCAGTATGCGCTTGACCGCCGCCCACATCGGCACAAATGGGATCACCACATCCCAGCTACATGCGGTAATACCATAAGGCAAATCTGTCGCTATCAAGTCCACCGACTGCGCGGGCAACGTTGGCAGCCAAGCTAGGCAGTCCCCGCAATGCAAAGTAACCTCAGGCATGTACCGCCTCCCTCGCCTTCGCCACGATTTCCCGAGGCCCGATATCGAACACGGCGTAGGGGCTGTAAACGTTGGGCCGTCTCAGGTATAGGGTGCAATCCATTAGATACCATTTCACGATCAAGCCGTGGCCGTCCTTCCCTATTTCCTCAGGCTTGCGCTTCGTTTTTCTATCCGTTTTCAGGATGGTAAACAGCGCTTTGTCCTGGTTCGTGCCAACATGAAAAGGGAAGCCGTCGGGAATAGTTTTGACATAAATTGAGTGCAGCTCAAAGCCCGAAGCGTCCCAGGTGAAGGGCTGCCACCCCGCCCACTTGGGCTTGACGCTGCCCACTGAGCCTACATACAACCAGCCTCCGGGCTTGAGCAAGCGCCAGGCCAGCGCTGACCACGATTCCACATCATCAATGCCGAAGTCCCGCATCAATGCCAGATCATATTCGTGATAACTGGCGGGATTGACTTCAAATAATTCAAAGGCAGTAAGGTCAACACCGGGGGGAGCACCAACCAGCTCCGCGCCCGTTCTAAGCAAGTCAGCGGCCTTCTTGCCCTTGAAGTCATAACGGAATCGGTGCTCGATTTCGAGGAAGGGATCAATGTTCATAGCTATCCCCACACTTGCAGTCATCACCGCAGCACGGCTCAACGCCGGTGCCGTGACAGCGCGGGCACTCCACAGGCTCGACCAGACCCAACGTTACTGCTATATTGGAGGGCGGCGTCAATTCCGCCCATGCTTTCCAGGTATCGCCGCTCACACTGTCTACCCTTTTCCAACCCTCGCATTTGGTACATTTGTCTTCGTCATCGTAAATTGTAACGATGTCCATTATTTTGTCCTTTCCCTGAATACGACATTGATCGGGCCGGTATAGCCGCGGCGGAAATGCAAAGCTGCAACAGAGAAGCCAATCGGAAAGCCAAGGCTGCTCCCTGTTCCATACTCAACTAAATCTTGTATACCACCCCAGGCATAGATAATCTTTAACATAGCATGACTATTAAATGTTTTACTGGTTGGCGCTAAATATAAGGCGTGATCGCATATCTCGAAACTATGATAAAGCCATAAATCGAATAGACTAAACGGCGGGTTTCCCACAATCCAATCATAATGCTCATGACAGGCAAAGAAGTCCCGTCCCTTCGTAATCTCGCACCAATCCGCACCCGGCAGGTACTTGAGAAACGCACCATCACCCGCGCAAGGCTCCAGGATGCGGCCCGATGGTTTGAAATACTCCACCATGTCGCGGGCTACCCAATCTGGTGTGTATACGACATCTGATGGATTTAACGGAATCTGCAATAACTGGGGTTGTGTGCTATGCATTATTCAACCTGGCGTACTCTCCAAATAATTTACAGGCTTCGCAATCGTATGCCTGAGCGGCTTCCTTGGACGTTGTAAATCTTCCTATGTGTTTCTTGTTTCCATTGATGTTTATATAGGCCTCCCATTTTTTGCGGGCCTTGTCAAAACTCACGCCTTTATATCCACTTGTGTTATCACTCTTTATAATGGCATTCTGCATGTTTTGAGCGTGAGTACAAAAGCGTAAATTTCCACGCCGGTTATCAAGTCGATTCCTATTAATATGATCTATCTCGTCATCCTGGCCCGCGCCCATAATTAATCGATGCATTAATATTTTACCGCTATCCATCGCCGCATAACCAGTTTTCATAAATTGCCACTTATGCCTATTTATCAATTCGTAATCCTCGTCGTCTATAATAGCAAACCGACCTTGCGTTAACATTATTTTTTTCATTTTGACCTCAAATAAATAGCCGCCTTCTACAGATTGATATCTTGCTGAGGGATACCAGTAGAGAGCGGCTATTTATTATCAATCATAGGTATGCCCTCAGCGTGGTCATTATATCACAATCACCTTGGGCAAGCGGTATCTGTAGCAGTTGCGGTTGGGTTGCGTTCAAATCGTTTCCCCTTCTGTAATCGGCTCATTGTCCAGAAGCTGCCCGAACTCAGCCCCCGTCCTCTTTATGCCCTGGTTGATAGCTTGCGTGACCATATCAGCCGTGATCTTGACCTCGCCCTTCTCATACAATACCGCCGACTCGTCCTGTCTCCGTATGCGCGCGGCGGGTTGGTACACACGCTTTATCAGGCTCGAACCCGAACTCCACAACACCTGTACCCGATCTTTAGGCCATTGGTAACGAACTAAAGCGTCATCGGGGAAAGCGCGAACAGCGCGCCAGATGTGGGGCTGGGCCAGCAGCATGTCACGCCTGATACGTAGCTGCCGCGCCTCCGTCACCGCTTCCTCATCCGTACCGGCTTCGTCTTCATCGCTGGAAGTAGAGGGGATTTCAGTATCCACCCACTCCGGCGCAATCATGCCCTTCTCGGCGTAGAGCTGGCGCGTTTCCTGGTCGGTAATGGCCCCGCCTACGCCCAACTGCATACCGGTTTCACGCATGGTCTTGAACACATTCGCCCACGCCTGCATCACATTGGCGGCTTCGATCTCGGCAGCTTCGTCGCGCTCGTCGTATTCGAAGTGCAGGGCTTCCGGCAACACGTCAGGGCGTTGTAACTGTTCCTGGACAGCCAGAATGAAATTACGCCCGCCCTTGCCCGTTGCTTTTTCGTGCTGAACTTCCATCTCTGTCCCACGCCCCAACGACCCGAACTGAACGGGGTAGAACTCGCTGGGGTCATATCCGGCGATCAATGCCAGGCCATACATGAACATAGCGATAAAGTCCCGCAAATTGAAATTGGCGGGGAGCTGGGACAGCGCGATCAACTTGGCATCCACGTTTGGGCCGTTGCCGCACAGAACTTGAATGGCGTCATAGTACCTGACATTCGCGCCCTCACGGTCGGCTTTTCTGCCGACCATCGCATCCCGCCACTGTTTCTCGCTGATACCCAGGATAAGCAGGATACCGCGCGGAGCCGCCGCGCCCAACGCTTCCAGGTCGTGCTGCCACACCGCAATCATGAGACGGATTAAGATTTCGGCACGGCTCAAGAAACACCAGCCCGCGCCCCTGTACTCCTCGCGAATCTCGGGCATGGATGCGACTCTAATCATGTCCATTTCGCGGTAGGGTATAATCTTGTGACTGCGCCCCACTTTAGGCACGTAGGAGATCGGGAATTCTTCCTTGCTGGTCAAGTAACAACGCGTGGGGTCGAGGTGGAAGAACTGGCGCGTTGGGCCTGACTTGCCGTCCCTGCCTATCTCGGCAATGCCGCCGAAGTCCGAGGTATGATAAGCGGTGGACAGCGCCGCCGTGCCCGGTCGCCAGCCCTTGAGGCCCCAGGCCACCGTCCAGTCGTGCAAGACCCCGGTATATCTCAACACTTGGTTGCGCCCGCCCGTCAGTGTCCAGCCCCGGTTGGCGTCGATGCTGACCATCGAATGTATAACGCCTTGCAGGTGCGGCTCCTTGCGCCAGAACTCGGCCAGCCAGGTATCACGGTATCGCGTGTCGGGCCTGTATGGGGGCGCGTCTTCAAGGTCTTGCGCCCACGACAGCAAATCGACCATAATGCCGTCAACTTCTTTTTCAGTAAATCGGGGTTGTTTCGAGGTTGTCTTTGCCATTGCTAACTCCCGCTCCCGCAACTATTCGACTCGATCGGTATAATATAACTCAAAAGGGCATTTCAGTTTACTTAGATATTCCATGAGTTTGACATCTTCCACTTTAACGCCTCGCCAGGTTTTACCCCCATCATCAGAAACATTAACGGGTCCAACAGCGCTTTCCCAAATATTCTCGTCTTCGGCGGGCCAACGAGATAATGGTACTGCGATCTCGGTCATCGATTCGCCTTCGGGCAGCACGTTTTCTTTCCAATCCACCACAATTGAATCATAGACTCCGGTGCTAATACTATCTTTCAGCCCACTAAAAACACCCTTTGTTGTCTGTTCCCCCATATGCTGATACCGGAAACGAGCATCATCTGCCAATTGCTGCAAAGCTTTGATAATATCTGGATTGGTTTCGTCTGATACAGCTTTAGACCAATCCAACACACCATCCACAACCGGATCAATGTCATCCAGGAAGAACGCGTCTGTTCCTTCGGCATTCTCTGGCAACACCAATTTGCCTGCGACTAGCGCAACCAATCCAGCACCTATTACTTTAAAGAAGCTTCTGCGAGTAATCATGTGTCCTCCATTTCACCACGTCCAGCCGCCACCATCGCTAATGTAGTTGCAAAGCATAATGGCTTCGCCTACATCGGGGCTACGGCCTATGCGCGCCTTGATTTCTTCTTTCTTCTCAATTATAACCCCGGCTGAGGTTATGCGGTAGCGCGGCGCGCATAAATCCGCCAACACTTCGGGGTCATTCGGTAATGCCATCGTGCTGCCCTGAGATGGGTCTAAGGCCTCCCGCATCCGCCAATGAATCTCGGCGCGGATATTGGTCATCTTGAGCTTACCCGATTTATCGTGGTATTCTGATTTCTCAGATACGTTGACTGGATTTACTTTATCGTACAGAGGCACAATGTGATCAAAAGTAGATGACCCAATCCCAATCACGTCCACATTGATATAACCGGGCTTTTCATTGCCTAATTCCGAATGTACCAGCGTTGCAGCCGTGGGACCATCGGGGACCTGAACACCGGGCCATTTCTTGACCTCGGCAAACCAATCATCGTAACGCCGCGCTAGCGCCATGTAGTCATCACCGCCCCTGGCTGCATCAAGCCCCGCGCCAGTACAGGGTATAGCCGGCCTATTGCGCTCCATCCCTCGCTTTTGCGCAAGCCTGACCCACTCTGTGGGGATAACCTGAAACGGATCGGGCTTGGTTGTGGCCGTGAAATCGCCGTAAAGAAGCATTGACCGCAACGGCTCAGGCATGGACTGAATAACAGAGCGATACCTGGAGTCATGGGTAAGAAATGGGTTATCGTTAAGCCTGGCCGGTATAAATGTGCGTGAGCGTGGATATATGATCTCGGCCTCGATCTCAACCGGGCTACCATTGGGAAACTCCCGCTCTTTGCCCTGCACCGTGGCGTACCAGCGCAATTCACCGGGCTTGGCGGGTCTTGGATGTTTGGGGGCAAGCCATGCCTCCCAATGCCTGACCACCCAAGAACCCGATTCGTCAAACGGGGGGTTACCGCCAACAATGACGCGCACACGCTGATTAGCGTCGGTAGTGCGATTCCATCCGCATATGAACACATACTGAGTCTCGGTAAATTCGGTGATTTCATCGAAGAATAAAAAGTCATGGGGGCGACCCTGCCAGTTCTTTTTATCATCCTCGTACTGCACCGCCCCGAATTCGAGTGTACGAGCGTCACTCCAAGTCCATATCTTGTCGGCTTTATTTTCATGCGCCGTCTCTCCAATAATCTCACGCGCCCGCTGCATGATCCCGGACAAGTTGGGATAGACGCGGCGGAAGATAGCAGAATGTTTATGGCATTCAATCGCAAGCCCGATTCCGAGGTCAGTTTTACCCCCGCCAGCGCTTCCGCCATAAAATACTTCATCGGCTCTCGATAAAAATGCCAGCCATTGTGGCTTACTTTGGGGAACCCAAAGTACTATCCTTTCCTGAATCCGCGCCAGGTACCGCTTCTCGGAGGGCATCAGCAAGAGTAAATATTGCTCGATCAAGTCTGTCATTGGTCACCGCTATTGGGATAGGCCCGCCGCCAGCCCCAGTATGCTCCACGCGCTCATTGAATAATTTATGATGCTTGCCAATTAAAGCCGCTGCATCTTTGGCGTCATATAACTCGACCTCTACCCATTCATCCTCCCATTCTTCCGCGTTCTCGCCCCTGCCCTCGAGCCGGCGCGTGCGTTTCGTCTTTATTTTCTTGATGAGGTCAATATGCTTCAATGCTTCAGGGTTAGAAAAATCAAAATAGATAAAACCATTATCGCTTATCTTTATGAAAGGTTGGTGACTACCCCGCGCCCATCTCCCCAATCGGTCAAGTACTTCGTCGGCCCCCATCGCCCGCTCAGTCAAGCGACGCGAAATTTCATCTTTGATGTCAACATTTGTCAACAACAACGAGCCTTTACGGCGCGCACTTTCCTGTGAACACTTCGGATACGCCAAACGATAAGCATCCGTGGCGTTCCATAACCGCAGATATTCCTCGACAAAGACTCTATGCTTTGGTCTCAGAGGCTTTGGCGTAGGTTGGATATTTGGTAATGCGTTTTCGTGGGATGGGTCGCTCATCGTTTTCCGGTAATTCGATCACCGTCACTAAAAGCCGCTTCTGTGTGAACAAAGCCAGTTTCAGGCCATCGGGGCTAATTCGGATCGGGATATCGAGCTGTACCCTTAAATTGTCGCCGTCGCCGCTGATTTTGAGCGCGGACTGAATTGGTGGCAAGCTGGCATAGAATTGGATTTGGGCAATGGCTTTCCCTTTCTCCGCTTTGGCCTTCTGGCTCATATTGACGCCTCTCTATATGAAATTATATCACAATAACCGCAAATACAACGCCCCCGCCGCGATTGAACGGCGAGGGCGCGCCCGTGGAGGGGGCTAGGATTGCGTAAATTGTACATTACCTTGGATCGACTGTCAAGCATTCCCGCAGCGCGTCCGCCAATTCCGAAATGGCCCTACATACCCGCGGCGGCAGCGACGCCGTATTCATAAGTTTTTCAAGCGCGGCTGCCATTTTAGCGATTAGCCTCAGCGCATACCGCTCCTTCGGATCTATCTCAACTGCCGTGGGGAAATCAGGGGATAGGACATCATTATCGTAAATTCTCGCGTCTTCAAGCTCATTCTGTGCATCTATGCGGTTTACATCAACACCGACTTGGCACGCTCCAGAAAAATTCGCTTGCAACCAATCCACGCTCGGCGGCCTGCCCCCGTTCCTGTCCATATGCAAAAGCGAGGCCTCGAGAACCGTGCGCCACTTCTCCCCAAACGTAAGCGCAAACTCGAAGTGGGAGAAGGGCAGGACTTCGAACTCAGTCCATGCCTGGGCGGGATAGAATTGCACTGCCTGGGCGTACTCACGAACACGACGCCCTGACTTGCCGAACAGCTCGCCGACCACGCGATACACATCCATATACCCGGTTTCTTTCAGGGTATCGGCCTGGCCGGGGGGCAAGTAGAGTTTACCTGTGATGCTGTCACGCTTGATTTCATCCAGCCTGTTGCAGATGCGCAGGGCGATTGTGCCCACCTCCATATAGGCATCTGACGCAACACGGCCCAGGAATATCAAGCGATCTTGAATGTCGGAATCGATAACGGTGAGTAAGAAAGCTTTAGCGCCCATTAACATCTGCCCTTTCGCGGTTTATATTGCGCCATAATTTTTATGGCTTCATCCTGGCTTGACACCACATGCCTGGGCGCGCCCGCCGTCTCTGCGAAAAACTCGATCTGCTTGCCGCGCAGACCCTCGCCGGGCATCTTGACTTCCAGCAACACCCAGATTAACGCGGTTGGTTCCAGCACCAATAAATCGGGGATGCCATCGCCGGCTTTATGGAGTGAATACGTCCGGTATCCATTGCGGATAAGATGCTGCTTAATGCTGGTATGGTTCGCGTCGGTCTTGGCAATTTGGATCATAAAGCGGGTCTCCATTCTGGTCTATCCACACAAACGGCTCATACTCGTATCGTGGGTTCAGGTTAGCGCGGTCGATTCTGCGCCATCCCTGGGGCGGATCCAGGGCGGGGGCGGCGTCCTCGGTGTAAGATCCGCGGCTATTATTGACAATTACAGTAGCCTTAGAATCCCAGGTCATAGGCCTCCTCCGGTTCCGGGCCAATTAAGGCCCCCGCCAATGTCTGTGCCGGCGCTACCTGCCCGTCATATACCGCCGTTACGGCCCCGCCCTGTTTGAGCGCCTCCGCCACGACATCCGATAATTTATCGGGCTGGCGATCACTCTCACCGTTGATGTCGATGGGGCCGGTAGTGGTTTGATACCGTCCCAATAAATCGCCAAAGGTCAACTGCCCCGCCGCAACCTGCTGCCCAGCCATGACCATACGCGCCTTCGTCAATGCCCACGCCAGCTCTTGCGGGAATTGTTCCCGCATCTGGTATCCGTTTCCGCCCCTCTCCGTAGCCCACAAGCCCAGGGCGTTGAACTGCTGGGGCGTCAAGTCGCGACTGTGCAGGGGGTGAAACGGCTCGTCTTCAGGACACAGGACGTAGCCCCACACCAGGGTTCGGGCTTCGTCTACATCAAGCATACCCGGTAGTTTTGACAATTCGGCGTTGTAGACCACGCGCACCGCGCCTTTCGCCTTCTGGCTGAACTCGGTTGGGCGTTGAAGCGCGGCGTTGCGCAGGCACGATTTGCGAATGGTGTCGGGGTCGTAGACTTTCATAAAGCCTCCAATCTAACTACTTTTGCTACCGCTTGGGCTATGGCGCGCCCCAACGGGAGAGGCACTCCGTTTCCCACAACTTTATGCTTGCCCTCCAAAGTAAAGGGCGCATCCCTCAAAAAATCCTCAGGCAGCCCTTGTAAACGAATACTCTCTTTTAGTGCCGTCGCCGTTTTCCATCCCATATATTTAAGGCGTGTTTTTCTGTCGCCTGTAACTCCGGGCTTTATACCGCCACTGGCGCAAACCGCAGGCGACCAATTCATATCCTCAAATACATTTACATCAAGATACCGACTCAGATCAATGGCAGAATGAAATGCAACTTGTGTCCCAAATGAAAATCTGCGCTTGCGCTCCTGCTCAGCTCCAAACCAGCGCGCATTGAGTAAAATAGAACGCACGTGATAATATGGCTCAAGGCCTGGCTCCGGGGCATTGGCTACATTTTCCATAAGGAACCATTTCGGAAACGCCTCTAATACTACCCGCTCAAACTCCGGTATCAAGTTTTCGGCAAGCTCAACACCGGCCGCCAGATTTACATATCGCAATTGTGAGAAACACTGACAGGGTGGGCCACCTATAATCCCGTCAAATTTGGCGACCGGTGGATGAAAGTTTTTGATATTGCCTCCCCACAACTTATCAGGCCCACGTACAACACAGAATTCCTGCTCCTCAAAAGCCATATCCAGCAAGCCTATACCTGGAAATAATGATAAAACTAATTCATTCATAGCAATTCCTGACTACGTAAACTCTACCGTTGGATGCTCGCGTAAATAATCAATCTCTTTTTCAAGTGAGATTATTTTATCGTTCTGATCCACAAACAATCTCAAACTGTCATTGCTGGCCTGTAGTTGTTGCCGTAACTGCCCGATCTCGGCGTCCTTATACGCTATCGCTTGATTAAGCAGCACGAAGCAAGTATTGACATGGAATGGGCGAACTCCGCTTTCCCCTTCAGGTAAAAGCGCTGGGATTTGGGGGGAACAATCGGGAGGCCGCAGTATTTGCAAATAGGCGAATCAGACAGGTTGTGTTCTGGCATTGATTTCCTCCACAAATAAGGGATCGGGAACAAAGTTTTTCAGGAATGGAAATTCATGGTATTGAATACCGTCCAATTTATCGCCGCCCCACACACCGTCAATCTTGCGCGTGCCGCCCCACTGTTTGAAGAAGAAGGGAATCTTATTGGCCGCACATTCATCTCGCATCCATTGAAACCATAGCGCCTTGGGCTGAACGAATCCAGCCCCACTCTCACCGCCAGCGATCCACCACCGAATCGTACTGGCCCATTCCGTAGGCACATTGATCGTTGGGCCTAGGGCAGGCTCATAACTGGCAAAACGCAACACCGCGGGAATCTTGGACACCTCATCGAGCCGCCATATATATTTGGCAGTCTCGACCGTAACACCCAACCACACATTCGGCCATCCCTGGCCCCAATCCTTGGGGAGGCAGGCCCGGATATTTTCAGGCCGCTTGGTCAAGATCTGGTAAGTCAAGTGCGGGGTCTGGCGTATAATTTGCCACGCCGCCTCTCGCCATTCCGGCTTGATATCGTTATGGAAAAAATCGCTCCAGGAGCAAGTGAATACCGGCGCCGGTTCCTTCCACTTCAAAGGTTGGCGCATAGTTTTGCTTAAATGCACCACTCTGGGATCGAACCCATAACGCTCGGCATCTCTGTAAAAATAACAAATACGGCAACCGGCGCTAACGCGAGTACAACCAATAAATGGATTCCACGTATGATCGGTCCAAGATATTCCAGTTTTATCGCCCATTTGCATTTATACCTTTCTACTGTTCGACTTCCCTCTCACAGCGAATATATATCACATTCCCGGCCAATGTGTTCAAAACAAACGGCCTGCCGTAAGTTTCTTTTGAGTGCCGCAAATAAGCGGCGGCGGTGACGCCGGTCATCCACGTCCTGACGCAGCCCAGGCCGTCACGCCAGTAATCGCCGTCTGTGGCGTCATAAAGCGCAACCTGCTGAAAGCTGAAGCCGCCGTGATCGATGAGGCGCATCTGGATGTGGTGAGGCTCGAGCATTAGCTATCCTTTCTAGCGATCGCTGGCGTAATGATTCAATTCAATCGTTTTGACACAAGTGATATCGTTGGTCTCGGGATAAACAGTCAATTCCATGACACGCGGGGACGGGCCGAATTTTTGTTTCATCACACCCAGGATCAACAAATTGTCGGTCACGCGGTAAGTCTTATTGGCGTATTCAAGCACAGTTCCGGTTGGGTTGTCGTTTTTAGGCATCCATACCGAGATCAATTTATCTGCGCTTTGCTCAAGATTTGATGTGTTATGCACAACAAACCCATTAGCAATAAAATTATGTTCAGGCGGAATAGAAATATCATATGTTTGTTCGCGTCCATCTAATATCACTTCTTCTACCCTAACCCAAACAATATCTCCATTCAATCTTTCCGGCCAATGATTTTCCCCCATTTCTTGAGCAGCGCAAATAGCCTTAGAGTAACTTATGCCTCTCCCCTTTACCATCGCGTACCGAGCTCTCATGTGATATTTTTTTACCATCTCAATAAATTCTAATGAAATTTCTGGAGGGAGTGTCTCAGAAGATCGAAGTTTTATTTTGGATTTGCTTCTCAATGAAACAGCAATATCAAACCGTTCTCTTGCTTTTTTTTGCTTTGTACCTAAAAATCCTACGATATTCATGAATCTCCCCACATTTTCCATTCCCGTTATATTAATTATATTCATTGGTAGAACTGTTCTTTTTCCAGGAAGTTGAATTCTACTACTTGAATGAATACCCAATCTTAATAATAAATCAACTACTTGTCGAGCCATCAAAATACTGGCCGAACAAAACGAAATAACCGGTGAAGTTATTTTTTTGGAGGGCCGAGAATAACAACCGTCAGCAGTGTACAAACCACACAAAAAAGACGCTATAGATTCATTAGACGACTGAAATACTAATTGGGGTATTTCAGCATTATTATGTCGCTGCCCATATAGCCCAATTTTTCGTAACCAATCGATTAAAGTATTTTTCCCAGGTCCAACATTCTGCGGTCCGGTAAAATAAACTTCTATGTTCCCATCCTTAGCCACATTATATGTAGTAGATAAATTGAATTCTTCACGAACAATCCGTGCTGCAATATCACCAATTTCCTTTCTATGCCCACACGATAAAGTTGGGGTAGAACCATTAGTATACGATCCATCGCCAAGTAATAAACCCAGAATTAGAGCTCGGCTCTTATTTAATTGTTTCGCATCAATCACATCTAAACAACGAGCATAAGCTACATAATCCCCAGATTTTAGCCGATCAGCTTTTTTCCATCCCTGAGGCGTATAAAAAGGATGATTCCCGGATACACGAATAAACTTATTATCCTTTGTCAAAATCTTATAAATATCTTGAATTGCCGCTAATCTTATAGGCCAAGATTTCTGAACACAAAAATGCCAATTTTCCTGCATAGTATGTAAGTAAAGATCGCTCCCTTTTTCGTGCCATTCTCGGACAGATTTAGTATCTCCCGTTTTGGCATTAACCAAAACAACATCTCCGGCTAAACATTCCTGCCCTTCATCCACGTGCGGAAGCCGCCACGTCCGCGACGGCGTATTGACCACCGTTCGCCCCGCCTGGCTGCCCAAAATAACGGGGCAGTGAAACGCTAACGCCAGGTCTTTAGCCTGATCGACAATCGCTATGAACTGCTCGCGCAAGGTATCACCACGCTCACGCTTGATGCGCTGCAAATAGTCAAGCACCACCAGCACAGGCTCGATCTCCTGGTAATCCACGATCCAGGCCAGCACTTCCGCGACCTCCGACATATTCAGGCGAGGCCGTCTCTCGTTGATGCAGGCGCTATGCCCCACCAGCCACCACGGCAGAGTACCACGCCGCATCGCGCCTAAAAGTAAAAGATTCCATTCGTCCTCGCTGAGCTGACCCCGCATCATCCTGTTGGAGTCAAGGCTGGTGAGCTGGGCAATATCGATGATCCCCTGCTCCTCGATAGACTGCTCCCAGGTGAAGGTAATCACGGCCTGATTCATGGCCCCCGCATCGCGCAGACGCATCGCGTGATAGCGACTGATAAAATTCATGAGTCCGCTCTTGTAGTTGCGGGTATAGCCTAACACCACAATAAGCTCACCTGGGCGCAACGGGTTTAGGACTTCGTCCAGGTCGGCGATCCCGGTCTTGATGCTCTCGCCCAGCCTGAGCTTGCGATCCTGTAAAAGCTGAACCGTGGCCTGGCTGACCATGCCGGGGTCAAAAACATTTTTCATCGTATCCATTTAGTCCCTCGCTCTGATTAGACACGGCTGCCCGTTGTCAAGCGTGGGCTGCGTCCAGGTTCGGTTGGGGTTCCACTTCACGATGTAATTGACTATACGCGCCCTCTGCGTGATCCCAGTCTCTAAAGCC